TCACTTTTCAACAAGCAGTTTTAGCCTGTAAGCCATTGATTTTTTGTTGAAATCTCGGAGCTGTTTTAGGGTCGGCGGTCCGTATGAAAATGGGCCTTGTGTCAGTGGTGTGCCACTTTTTGTGGAATAGGCATTCCGCGATCTATCTCTGGCGTTCTGCATTGCAGGTCCCCAATACAGGTTGCCCTTCGAGTTGTCGGACTTAACATCATCCCGGTGGCATGCCATGTGATTCTTCGACGGAGGCAAACCGTGGAAGGCCATACAGACAAGAGCGTGGACGCCAACGGAACGTATTTTGCCACTGTCCGACGAGACGTTGACGAGGTAATGGCCACTTTCGCTTTGCTTTGGCCGTAGGACGTGACCAGGCATTGAACCATGTCCCGCGACCGCTCGGCGGATATGCCCGTCTACGCTTGCCTCGTATCGCGAATAGCCGGGGATCCTCCGCCATTCGCTGCCTTCCTCAAGCGCATCTAAGATATTCCGAAGCCTGACGCGCGGCACGTTGGCAATGAGCCGAAATATGGCAAGCTCTCTGCTCGTCGGGGAAACCCTGCCGTCGCACAAATCTCTGACGTGCTGTTCAGTTGCGTCGATGATGGACGCGATCTCGAAGACCTTAACGTCTTTGTTGAGGAGGGAGGTAATCGTCACTTTGTGCAGAGTGGTGATCATGAAGCGTCCGACTTTGAAATATTTCCGAGCCGTACGACGCTGTCGGCTGTGTCAGTCAGCCGATCCGCGAGGGTATCGTCGCTCATCGCGTGCCCGTATGTCTCAAAGACGTGCTGCGCAGACTTCCACCCGCCAAGCTTCGAAACAGTGATCGGATCGACGCCCTTGTGCAAGAGCGAGGTAGCGAACCCATGCCGGCAGCAATGGAAGCTGTAGAACGGAATGCCCGCGCGCTTGCAAGCCTTCATCCATTGCGGGTTGGCTGTGCTTCGCGTCGAATATTTAAAGACCTTTGACCCACGTTCCCGATTGCTCTCGATATTCGCAATTGCAGCGATAAGTGCGGCCGGCAGATGAGCATTGCGCTCGTCCCCGATCTTTGTCTGCCGGATTTTTGCGCGGCGCTTAACGAGATCCACATCCTCCCAACGAAGATTGATGGCCTCGCTCACTCTGGCGCCGGTCAAGAACATGAAACAGCAGAGCGCCGCCAGGTGCGGGTTCGATGCGGCCATGAAGGCCTGCACCCATTCCCATGTCACCGGCGTCTTGATCTTGTAATTCTCTGGGAATCGCTCAACCTTCAGCGGGCTGCATAGATCGAGCGATGCGGCGTGGTTGATCACTGCCTGCGTCGGAACGATCACGTGACGATTTCGCGTTGCCCCTGTCGCCTTCGGGTAAAGCGCCATCGCGGCTTTACGCACGGCCCCTGAGGTGATCGATTTCACGAGCGTATCCTTCCAATAGTCCTCGACCATTGAGAGGAACCGGTGCGATCGTTCGGCCAGCCGGTAGTGGGCAGCCGCGTCGGAAAATCTCAGGATGGCTTCGGGGCCATCGAAATCACCTTTCCAGTGCTTTTCCTCGAGCTGGCTGATGAATCGCTCTGCGATTGCTTTCTTCGCAGTTCCAGTAGACCCGCGTAGCCTTTGCCCGTTGATAGAGCCACGGTAGTGGTAGATTTTACCGCCGGGGCGCTTGTAGAGGGTGAGGGGCATGGCCTGCTGGCCTCCATGATCGCGTCAAAGTCTTGTTGGGTGAGCACCATACGATTGCCCAAAATCCGGCAAGCGCCAAGCTCTCGTGCGAGTTCGCGCAAAGTGCGCTCGCTGCAGCCGATGTGTTCAGCGACCTGCTCGGGGGTGAATACCGTTGGCAAACCCGTCATCATCTCTCCACCCTTTCTGCGTTCGGACCCTGCGCCCTCGTTTCGGGTGCCGGGGTCTTGAGCGCATCACGACGCTGCATCCAAAGCCACTGAACATTCATTCCGGGGTTGGCTTGGCCGACGATGAAACCGTCCTTCCACGCGACTTCTGTCGAAATCGTATGCTGCGCGGGCGCTGGGGTATCAGACTGCTTGTTCTGTTCGGTCATGGATTCTTCCCCGCCCAAGGTTCGGCAATGTTGAACATGGTGACGTGAAGCCGGTGGGCAGTTTTGTATCCGTCCCACCTTACTAGGAACAAATCCGGGCTGCTCGTGCGGCGCAAAACGGTCCCGTACAAATGCTTTGCTCGATTTCGCTTTAGCATCGAGGGGAACTGACGCTCAAAGACCACTGACGATCTGCAGCGTGCTAGAGTTACATCGCTCGTTTTCGTTTCGGCTGCTGGGTTCTTCTGTTCGGTCATGGCTGGCCTCCAAATATCGTCACGTTCGTTGTGTCATCCTCGATTGCCACGCGTTCCCCGCCGAACTTCGCGCAGTAGCTTCCGATCGCCCGCTTGAGGACTGCTTCTGGTGAAGCCTCCATGCGAGCGGCGACGGCCCGGATCGCGTTCTGCTGGTCTTCGGTGAGCGTTAGAGGCGTGATGGGCTGGCGCTTCTGTTCGGTCATGGGGATTCCTCGCGGTATAGCTGGGGACGGGGAAGGGGCGGCATGCCCTTGTTCGGGGCGCCTCGGTCTGGCTTCTTGGACTTCGCGAACGGCGCCGATTTGATTGTCTGTTTCGGCCTCGTGATGCCGAGGTGCTTTTGATTGTTTCGCTTCGCTTTTGATATCGTCTTCTGGTCCTGCGCGGTTTTCGCGCCAACGCCACGATGGCAGGGAACGCAGAGCACCTGGCAATTCTCGATCGACGAGTCTTCTGACAGAGCGTAGGGAATAATGTGGTCGTATTCGCCCTCGCCGAGTTTCAGCTGAGCTTTGCAATTTTCACATTTCCCACCGCAGCGGAGGAATGCAGCGGCTCTGATCTTTCCCGTGAATTCTTTACGCCGCATTGGGTTTGACCCCTTTGTGAGCTTCACGCGATACGGCTTGCTCGATCGGCCAACCCCGTTTTAAACGGTACAGAACCGTGTTGTATGGTACAGGCGCCACCTCGACCGCTTCCGCCAGTGTCATCGTTCGACCGCCGACCTCGACTAAGTGATTGCCCCGCTGGTTGCGATTCTGTTCGGATCTCGTCGCCCACCTGCAATTTTCGGGTCCGTAGTTTCCGTTGACATCAATCCTATCGACGGAATGGAATCGTGATGGGCGTCTGCCCATGTCCTCATAGAAGTTCGCGAAGTTTTCTCGCCATCTCGCGCAGACTGAAACGCCTCTCCCGCCGTAGTGTTGGAAGCCTGTGGAATTCGGGTCTTCGACCCTTGAAATCATATTCACCCAATGCCGGTATTCTGGGGTGTTTGACAAACCGTGCCCGATTTCATGGCGGGACTGGCAACCGCATGATCTGCGTTTCCCGCCAGATGAAAAGCTCTTCTGAAGGGCTTGGAAGCTAACGCCACAGTCGCACTTTACTTGCCAAAACCTCATGCCGTTTTGGCGATCAAGCTCGCGCTCTAACGTAAGCCTCCCGAAACGGGCACCAGGCTGGATGTTGAGGGCTTTCGTCATACCTGCCTCCCGATCTGGGCAGCCAGCTTCGATAGCTCGGCAAGCTGCTCCGCGATTTCGGCAAGGCTCATAGGCGCCGGCCCCGGTACTGGATCGGGGATAGGTGCTGCCAGGCGGTCGTCATTCGCAGAGACGAGCTCGACACCCCATTTCGAGGCGAAGCGCTTCCGCTTGGCTTCCATGACCGGTGCGAATGGATCAGGAGCGCCGCGGGTGTGGGCTTTGACCTTGATGCTCATGCCGCCCTCGCAATCATCTCGCGGCTCTGCGCATCGGTCATGAGGCGCTTCGGACCGCAGCCCATCGGGCATTTCATGTTGGGGTGATCCACGGCGCCAAACAGACGGCAGACCATGGGACGATCCTCATAGATCGAGCATCCGTCCTTCCCGAGGAACGGGCAGGTCATGGTCATGAGTGCCGAAGCTGGCACCCACGAACTGTTCATGAATGGCTCCCACTGCTCAAGCGGGCGGAGCGCTGCGACCTTGTTCTTCTCGCTCGTCGAGAACGGCACGATGCCGCAGCACCCATGGCAGCCAGGCTTGCATTCGAAGCTGGGGGTCTTCATGCGGCCACCGTCGCCAACTGGTCGATGTTGGAGTTCTGAACGGTGAAGGTGTACGCAACGACCCATGGGTTCGCGTCCCATGAGCCAGCGCCGTTGATGCTGTCCCAGAGCCGGTGATACCAAGCGACCGGTGAGAGGTACGTGCCAGGTGCCACCTTGACCATTGGCCCGGTCATCGTTTGCTCGCCGGTGATGTCAGCACCTTCGGCTATGGCGTCAGACCCACTGATATCCTGCAGCCGCTCTACCCGCACGTCGGTGACGGTGAGCGTCAAGCGGGATGCGAACCGAGGCATGAAAATCGACGGGCGCCACGGATAGCCCCGCGCCTCGGCGTCGAGATCGGCGCAGGGGTCTGTGGCCGCATATCGAACTTCGCACTGGCAGCTCTTTGTCGGCAGATAGTCGCCGAAGGATAGGCCCTGCCATGTCTCGCGCACCCATAGGCGGTCACCAACAGAATACGGAACCCGCTGCGTTAGGAGGTTTTTTTCACCCTGCAGCTTACATTGAAAGGCACCGGAAAGCGGCACTGAATAGAAGCCAGCGAACCTGCTTAGCTCTGGCGGCTGATGCTTCAGGATCCGCCGCGTCTGCGTCTTGGTGCCGGCGAGCAGGGCTCTGACCATCGGAGTGCTGAAGAGGATGGGTCTGTCGGTCATGCTGCTCCCCTATTGTCTTGTTGAGGCTCAGACCATTCGAGGCTATGAGAAGCCCCGAAGGCGAAGATGATTTCGATAAGCGCCGTCATCTCTTCCTTCGAAAGATCCGATGACGACGTGCTGAGATTTACGAAGCCGGTTCCATCCGTGTTCGGGACGATGCGCAGAGGTTCCCGCGTCTCCCGGCGCAATGCGTCGAGCATGACTAGCTTCCAGTCGTCCGGTGCGAGGCGCTGACCGTGCCAGGCAAGCTGGAGCGATAGATCAGTCAGCATGGCCCACATGCGGTCGTTCTGGGGCAGGGTTCGCTTTGGCCCCTTAAACTCGACGCGGGTCTCCCATGGCGCTTTTTCAATCCATTCGATTGCGCGGCGCTTGAAGCGGTCATTTGCGAGGACAAGGAGAGCGCGTCCCATCTTAGCCGCCGTTCATCGGGCGGAGCTGCGCAAGACGCCGGGTCTTGATAGAGAATGCCGCATCGATCATGTCAGCATGACCTTCGCTTTCCAGCGTGGCCGGCGCATCGAAGTCGTTCCAGATCTCCTCGACGCTGGCTTCATCCGCCACGCTTCCGAGCGCCGTTTCGATTTCCTCGAGATAGCCGCCAAGATCGAACTGATCTTCGCCTGCATCGTCCTTGGCTGGCTCGGCTTCGATCGTCTTCGCGGTAGGCGGCGCTGGCGGTGCTGGCGGCTTCGGTGGCTTAGGAGGCGTGGGACGGCTTTCAGATGCCGGGGTTACGTCCCGCATCTCGTCGGCGTCGGCAATCTCGCGCGCTTCGAACTCGTCGCGAATACCGCCAAGGACGTCGCCGAACAGTTCGCGAAGGCAGTAGCCGGCCGCGCGCCATGCAAGCATCCGCTTCGGAAAGCGATACCATGGGCTGTCATTCGGCTTCTGCTCGTTCTTCTTGTCCCATTTGTTCCACTTCGTGACGACGGCTTCAGTCTGCCAAAGGCCGGCCCGAACGGCGTCGTTCTGGCTGAACTCGACGCGCTTGTCTTCGCCGGTGTCACTCCGCTTCGCTTCGCAGAAGCCGATGAGCTTGCCGTTGACCTCCTCGCAGCCGGTCCGCAGGTAGGTGACCTTGCCGGACATCCGGACGACGTTGATCAGGCCATCGCCGTAGAGTGCTGGCTTGCCGTTGATAACGGTGAAGCTCCGGAGGCTGACCATAGGCTTGAGGCCGAGCTCGGCGCCGGACATGATAGCAACGGCGACGGCCGCAGCCGCCGCGTCACCTTCGAGCTTGCCGACAAGGGCAGAGGGCGCGAGGCCGGAAGCGACAACGGCGCGAGAGACACGCATCGTTTCTTCGAAGGTCTGCGGCACAATGGCCATGACCTGGCCGCCGCCGGATAGTGCAGGGACGTGAGCGTTCATCAGGCAGCCCTCTGTTCAGATTTGATCGCCATGCCGGCCAGCTCGACGCCGGAGCGGGCCGCGCGGTTCGCCAGCGTCTCGACGACTTCGCGGATCTCCGCCCGGTCCTTCAACGCAAGCAGAAGAGCGTCGAAATCTGTGATCTCGGCAAAGACGAAGGTGCGGAGCGAAACCTTGGCACCGGTGCGGCCGGCGCTGGCGTTCCGAGCCTGCGTTTCCTTCTCCGCGTCGGCAGCCTGCCGGGCGAGACGTTCCGCCTCGGCTTCAGCTGCTGCGGCGCTATTGTCGTTCTTCGCGGACGCTTGTTCGGCGGCAATGCGGGCAGCATCAGCTTCCCGCTGAATGCGATCAGCCTCCGCCCGAGCTGCTGCCTGGCGATCGCGTTCCTTGCGCGCTTCCTCCTGCAGGAAGGCATCGAGGTGGCGCTTGAGGCGCTTGGAGAGGGTGTCAGGCTCCTCCTTCAGGTCGCGCCATTTGTTGTCGACGTTTCTGCCGGCGTCGAGGTGCGGTTGCTTTTCGACCTTGTGCAGGTCGGTGGCGCGCTTGGCGATGCCAGCGATACGCTTCGACAGTACGCCGATCTTGTTCGCCTGATCCTGGGTTTCGACCTTGGACTTGAGCAGTGCGTCGGCAAGCTCCTGCTCGCCGGCAAATTCCAACTTCAAGGCCTCGAACGGATCGCTGGGCAGATTATCGCCCATGCCTCGAACCTGCTCAGGCTCGTCATCCCATCCGCCGCCTTCGATAGCCTTGGTGTAGGCTTCGTGGGTGATCGGGTTCCGGCAGCAGAATGTCCAGATCTCGGAGGCGTCGGTAGTGCGATCGCCGCGCATCGCGTTCCACTTGCCATCCTCAAACCAGATGGCGACCGGCTCCCAAGGCTTGTCCTTGTAGCGAGTGCGATAGAAGCCCTGTTGGGGGTCGCTGTCGTGGATCGGGCCAAGGTTGCCGGCGAGGGCGTCCTGCCACCACTTCCAAGGGTTATCGGTTGGCATAGGAAATATACTCCTGTTCGACCTTCGCCGTCCGGTTGCTGTTCGGAATGGCGGAGAAGATGAAAGATGACGCGATGAGGGCGAATGCCCCGGCAAAGGCGAGCGGTACGAGGAAGGCGTCTGCCTTCTGCCGTGCCATGATCTTGCGGTTGATCTCTTCAGCGCGCTTGGCGAAAATCCCAGCCTCCATGAGGACCAGCTCTTCGTCGAAGTCGGTTCCGCTATGCATCGGCCTGCTCCTTGAGGGCGGCGACCGTTGACGCAAGGGCGTGTCCATCGATGACGGGCCACACAGCAAAGCCAAGCTCGCGGGCGAGATCGGTGAACTGCTGCTCGATCGTCTCGCGATGGATGATCGCGTGTTTCTGGTCATGCTGGAGTGCGACGAGGCCTTCCAAGAGTTCGGTTGCGGCGAGCTTCGCCAGCGGGAAATGGATGCGATTGTTCATGGCGGTTACTCCGCAGCTTCGAGGAACTGGAAAGGGGCGGCGACCGGGAACGGGAAGCGAGCGAAGACGCCCTTCCATTCGCGTTCCCTGCGCTGGTCAGCGGTGATGCCGACGAGCTGGTCGTTGATGGGGGTGGGGGCGAGATCGGCAAAAAGCGGCCCGGTCTCACCGAGGTCGTTGCCCTTCTCGCGAAGCTCTTGGCAGACCCGGAGAGCCTCTACATAAGCCGATGCAGCATTTGGTGAGTTGAGGCCTTCAGCGGTACGCGCACGAACCCGGAAGATCTTCGCGTCAACCGTCTTGAGGTTCTCTCTCAGTGCGGTGGCTGTGATGTCTGCTAAGGTGTGCATGGCTTTGTCTCATCATTGGCGCCAACCCGCTTTTCTTGGGTTGCTTCGATGAGATAAACGTACTTTATGTACGATGTCTATGCAAGTACATTTTGTACGATTTTCCGGATCTTTGAAAATTAGCGAAACCCGAAAAATCGATTCGACTCTCCGTCACGGTTCTGATTTCATGAGAACAGAAGGAGAACGAAATGTTGGCCGCACTACACGTATCAGCAGAGTTCACGCTCCAAATCCGGTGCGAGAACTGCTTACGGCACAGTCAGAAGTTTATCGTCATGCCGGTAGGTGAGGGAATCCCGCGTGATGCGGATGAGCTGACCGAAAGCGTTTATCTGGAAAATATCCCATTCAGGTGCCAGCCATGCGGAAGCGTGATCGGCCGGCTTGTCGGGATCGATGAAGGTGTATCCAATGGCTATTGAGCGGGAAGTCTTGAGTTTCATCATCGTGCCGCCGTACGCACAGCGGGCGGCAGTCACAGCGGCGAAAGAGCGGTTCGAGGATTACCTGTCGCGCCGCTTCCCCGGCTACGACTTTACGGTTGGCCCATTCGCCCCGGTCGGCGATGAAGATGAGTTCTGTGTGTTGCCGGTGATGAATTATCCGGGACCGGATGGGCGGAGCTTTATGTGCGATCCGCCGAAGAGATGGTTTATGCAGGACATCGCAGACGCCTGCCAGCAGTTTGATTTGAAGGCTTTGCGGAAATTTGCAGCTTGAGTTAGCGCACATGAAAAACCCCGCCGAAGCGGGGCAATATCACTTTTTTTCGGGAAGCTTTTTCGGCTCATACAAACTAGCAATCTCTTTGGCCTGGTCCTTCCCTCCCGCCAGAAGCTTCGCTTTCCTGAGAATGTACTCAGGGTATTTCGTGGGGAGATAGAAGTTTCTAAACCATCTACGGAACTCGACAAGGGCGTCCTCAGGATACGCCCAAGCTTGTTGCGGGTTGCTCTTTGCCTGTGGATAGTAGGCGGGGTAATAGTGGGCATATGGCTTTCGCTCACCAAAATTCTCCGAAAGCTTTTTGTCCGTCCAATGCCTTCCCCATACGCCGCCGACGCTCCCATCGGGAATCGTCTTATCACTGATCGGGAGGCCGGCGTTGATGAGGTCGACTATCAGGCCGTTCGTTTCGCTGAAGACGATGAAGTGGCCTTCGGGTGCGGCGTCGTTCAGAAGCGAGACGCGGTCATTGAAATACTTCCACTTGTCGATCGGCTTGTAGCCGAGTGCATCGTAGATGAACTTGTTAAGGCCGTACCGAGCCAGGCGTCGGTAGTTTGCCATCGCCGCATCGTTCTTGCGCTGAGCTTCAAATGCGTAGTACTCGATGAATGCCATGCAAACAGCATCCGAGTAAGCATAATGCGGAGAGCCGTTGCGTTCAATCTCCATGTACAGCGTTGGGTAGTCATATCCCGACTCACGCAAATAATCGGAGAACCAACGGACTCGACCAGGCGGCTCCATGCCGGTCCCGAAATTCTCCTCCCATTCTTTCGATATCTCTTGGATGGTTGAACGAGCGGCCCCCGCCATAGAGGACAGACCTCTCTGCGTCAGATACGCCATGCCGTTGTCCAATACGCCCATCTCGATCCCACCGACGTCGCTCTCAACTTCGACGCCAAGATCCAATTTCATTTGCCGTTGGGTGGCCGGTAGAGCCATGAAGATCCTCCTCAAGATCATGATTTTGAACGATAATAGGGTGGCCGGTTTAGTGCCAATTAGACATGCTTGCCTCGGTACGCCTGAGGCAGTGGCGCAGTTCCATGCACTATCGCCAACACCTCCAACCAAGCCGCGAGGCCTAACGGACTAGCCTCGCGTCCGATTTCCGGCGCCTTGATCAAAGACAGATCGCATTGCAGCGCCGACGCCAGATTGATAGGCGTCCAACGTCTCACGTAAAGGCATTCGTTGAAGCGATCAGGTGTCATCGTCAGAACCCCGGCAAATCATTCATGACGCGACGTACTAATGCGATCACTTCAACAGTGACGCCTTCGTCAGCCTCATCATCACGCTCGACTATGATCGGTTTGTGTTTGGGGTTTGTAGATCGCGGGTGAAACTCTGCTCGATCGGGGAACACCTCGATCTGTTTCACGGACCATTCCCTGAAGTGCCCACCGTCCCGCGAGCGCTGGACAATGACAACCATTCCCGAACGCAACTCAACATGCCCGATGTCTTCATATGCCAGGCAGACGAGGCGATCGCCGGGGAAGATCGGGCGAGGGCGCAGATCATTCATGCTGTCGCCAGCGCAATCGAACACCAGCTGCCGAGCGTTCGGAAACTTCTCGTCCCGCGGTAGCATGATCTCGATCGGCTCCGACTGATCGAACTCGTCGACCTCGCGGAAAGTGCCGGCCTCGACCACGCCAGCAACGCGCCCGACCGTCATACCCACCCGGCTGAGCGTCACTTCGCTCAACGCTGCCCTGGTATCCTCTCCCGGTCCATCACCGAAAAGAATCCACCCCGCCTGAGCGCCGAATAACTCGCCATATTTCTCGGCGGCCTTGCGTGAGATCGGACGATTGCCGTTCTCGTGGCTGATGAGCGTATTCTTGTTGATGTCACGCGGGAACGCGTTCGCCGCATCGGTCGGGCTCTCATACCCTGCCGCGGCGCGCACTTGCTTCAATCTGTCCTTTGGCAATTCCATTCGTACATTATCGCTCAAATTTATCGTGCAATGTGTACGATTTCATCTTGCGCGGTCGCAGTACTTTTTGTACGATACGGACCATGAGCAAGACACCCACTTCCATTTCGAGCCTCATTGCCCTCTGGGACACCATTGGTGATTTCGCCAATGACGTCGGCTGCGGATACGAAGCCGCCCGCCAGATGAGGCTGCGAGACAGCATTTCGCCTCGGCATTGGAATGGTGTGATCGCAGCGGCCGCCCGCAAGAGCATCGCGGGCGTCGATTGGCAGTGGCTTGCTACCCGGCACACATCTTCCAGGAAGGCGATATCAGCATGACCGACGCACACGGCGTAGCCCGCGACCAGCTCCGCGCCTTCATTGAGCGGATCGAAAGACTTTCCGAAGAGGCCAAAACCATTGCGGATGATATTCGCGATGTGAAATCGGAAGCCAAGGCAATGGGCTTCTCGGTCAAAGCCATCAACGAGATCATCAAGCTCCGCAAGAAAGACGATCAGGAGCGCATGGAAGAGGAAGCCATCCTCGATACCTATAAAATGGCGCTCGGCATGATCTCTGATTTCGGAGAACGTGAACCTGAGCCCGAGCGCATCAATCCCCGCCTTGCCAAGCAGGTCGTCGATGGAATGCAGACCGAAGCCGGTCGCGCCGCGCTGATCGCTGCCGTGGACATCATGATCGACCGCGAAGAAGCGGACGAAGGGGAGGCGGCAGGTAATGCGTCCGACCTCCCCGTCAATTCCCCATCGGACGACGACGCAATCGCTGCAGTGAACCGCAAGGCGGGACTGGCGAACGTCGCTGACGTTGAGCCGTCGTCGTCCGCCCCCCATTCCCCCAGCGTCGATACCCCCGACGCCAACACAGGAGAGTGCCCAGATGATCAAGTAGCTCAACCCCAGTACGCCGCAACACATCAGGCAGGAGCATCGTTCAAGGCTCCTGCCACCTTCTCCCTCCGACCAGACTGCCGGAACCCCGGTGAAACCTGCGCCGGTCATGGGACTACCCTTTGCCATAGCTGCAAGGTCGCGATGCGGGAAAGGGAAGTGGCATGACGATCTTTCATATAGGGCAAAAAGTGACGCCGATCGGCCGTCAGCTTTCTGAGTCTGAAACTCTGAACTTCAACGCAGCCCTCAAGCATGGCGTCGTCTTCCCTAAAAAGGGAGAGGTTTATACCGTTCGAGAGGCTACCGTCGTCACTCGCTCTACTGGCGAAGAGGTTCTCGTCCTTCGTCTTTGTGAGATCCACAACAAGCGGATGAAATTCACGAACGGCAAGATCGGGGAGATCGGATTCAATGCCGACTGCTTCCGTCCGGTCGTCGAGCGCAAGTCCGACATTTCCATCTTCAAAGCAATGCTGAACCCTTCACGGGTCGAGGAGCACGCATGAGCATGTTTCTTCTCGGAGCATTTGTCGGCGGCGTCATTGGCGCACCTGCCGGCTTTCTTCTCGCAGCACTCCTGATCGGCTCGAAATCCGTAGCCTACGAGAACAAGAGCCAAGACGACAATATTCAGCCTGAGGCCATTCGATTGGCTCGGCTGATCAATTGACGGGCTGACCTCCTCCCAGCCCGTCAATCCGGGTCCAGGCCGAATGAATCCTCCCGATCGGTCTGGACCCGTTCAACTCGCAGCCTGACCCGATCGTCTTTGAGCCTGAGAACAACGGCTTGGACGATCGGCCCCAGCGCGACGAAAGGTGCCGAAGCCTCCGGCGGAGAAGCTTCGGCGGCAAAGCCGGATGACGGTTCGGCTCTGCGGTTTTGAAATTGAATTACGGCACCCAGGCGGCGGTCTGAGCCGGCGGCAGAGGGCGAAGGCCCTGCAAGGTCTTTTCCTCTGCCGCTTACATCATCGCTTCTGCGCATCACGCGTCTCCGGTTGCAAGGAGATCAATCGCACAGGAGTTCGACAAGGTGTTGGGAACTGACAACCAGAATTTGGGATCTCGTCCCAAGCAGATTTTGAGAAGCAGGAAGAAGGCCATGGCGGCAGTTTTCGAAGCGCAACAGACATTCAGAGAAGCATGGCCGCTCACCCGGTACGGCAAGCTCGACAACGTTTTCTATGAAGCGGTGCGGTTCATTTCGCCGCGCGTCAACAAGCAGTTCACAGCCCGTCGCGCCCGTTCGATCTACGAGGGCACGGCAAGGCGCATCGATAGCGAGGAAATGGATGCCCTACGAGAAGCAGAGCGGGAACAAGCCCGCATCGAGCAGCGAGAGCTGCGTGCCCGTCTGGCTGCGCTGGATGAGAAGATTGCCGCGTTCGACGCGGTCACAGCTCGCGAAGAAGTGGCGGAAACGCGCCAGTAAGTGGGCCGCTCGCGCCGAATGGATCATGGAGGACTGAAGATGCAGCAGCTCAATCTCTTCGACAGCGTCCGGAGTCCGCCAATCCGCCAGCCGGTAGATCCTGATGGCGGTGTAATCCAATGCGATGTTGACGCTGCCTATCGGCTGCCGCACCCGCGGATGGCTTGGGCCTATGCGGAGATCGAGCTTCACCGCCACATCGACGGGCTGTGGATGTGGTCGACCAACTACCACGCCGACAACTCGGGCGGGGGTTACCGCGTCGGTCCGAAGTGGGGAAAGTTCGCAGAAACGCGTGAAGACGCCTTGTTTTACGCCTGCGAGGAGCTTGAGGGCCGGCTGACCGATCGCCGCGCGAAGGATGCCTCGATGATCCTGAAATGGGTCGAAACGATCAAAAACAACCCGAGGACTTTATCATGAAGAACCGCCTGATCGACCTCAACAATCACCTGTTCTCTCAGCTTGAGCGGTTGAGCGAGGAAGGCCTGACGGCAGAGCAGATCGATAGCGAGGTGAAGCGCACGGATGCCATCGTCGGTGTCAGCGAGCAGATCATCCGAAATGCGGAACTGTCTCTCAAAGCAGTGGCCCTTGTCGCAACGCACGGCGACCGGTTCGCGGCGGCGCTACCGATGATTTCGCCGCCTGAACTGTCAGCGGTGGACACCACGCAGCCCCGCCCGCAGCGTCCTCTGATCAAGGCGGCAGGCACATGAAGGGAAGTGCTATCCGGTACAGCGCGGAGGAAATGGCGTGGCTTGAAGAAAACCGTCTTCTGCCGATCGCTGATTATTACGGTGCATTCGCTAAAATGTTCAGCCGCACCGACGTATCCGCCGGCAATCTCCACTCGCTGCGCAAGCGGAAAGGCTGGAAGACTGGCCGAACCGGGATTTTCACCAAAGGCCAAGCGCCCGTTAACAAAGGCGTCCCATGCGAGCCGGGGAAGGGTGGTCGTCACCCAAACGCTCGGAACACCCAGTTCCGCAAAGGGCAACTGCCGCACAACACGAACTATCTGGGCCATGAGCGCGTCTCCAAGGACGGCTACGTCGAAGTCAGCATCGATGAGGTGAACCCTCATACCGGGTTCGAACGCCGTTACGTGCTGAAGCACCTTCACGAGTGGGAGAAGGCCAACGGCCCGACGCCAGAAGGAATGTGCCTGAAGTGCGTCGATGGGAATCGTCTCAATACTGACCCGACCAACTGGATCTGCATCCCTCGTGGTGTTCTCCCACGCCTCAACGGCGGTCGTGCGACCCGTGTCATGGCTTACGACACTGCACCGGATGAATTGAAACCTGTGCTGATGACCATCGCCCGCGTTGATCACAAGGTGAGTGAGTTGCGTCGTGGGCGGCGAGGTGCCGAATGAACGACATCGAGCTTCTCACCCAAGAGATCACCATCCAGTCCGACATCGCGGAAGGCCTGAAGGCCCGCATGGCGAAGCAGGACAACGGCTACCAGCACATCAAGCTTGCGTGCGTCACCCGGACGCTTGAACGCCTCCGGTCGGCTCTCCAGCGTAGGGAGAGCGCGTCGTGAGCCAGAACACATCATCTGCAGTCATGCAGCAGCGCAGCGAGCCGCACGATAGCCTTGACGACTTCCCAACCCAGCCTTGGGCAACGCGAGCGTTGATTGAAAAGGTTATTCGCGCAGAGTTCGGAAGCGTGTCCGATCAATCATGCTGGGAGCCTGCTTGCAATCGCGGGCACATGGCGAAGCCGCTGAGCGAGTATTTCAAGCGCGTCTATACCTCCGACATCCACGATTACAGCCACGAATGGGATGGTCAAGACCGTGTGACGGACTTCCTTTTCCCGTTCAGCCAATCTCAGTGCATGGAAGTGAATGGCGTCGACTGGATCATCACCAACCCGCCTTTCCGGCTTGCGGAGCAATTCATTGACCGTGCCAGCCAGATAGCCAAGGTCGGCTTTGCCATGATTGTGCGGACCTCATTCCTTGAGGGCGTCGGGCGGTACGAGAAGCTTTTCAGCAAGAACCCGCCATCCATCGTTGCGCAGTTCTCGGAGCGCGTCCCAATGGTCAAAGGCAAGCTGACAGCTACCGGGTCGACTGCCACGTCATATTGCTCGCTGGTTTGGATCGAGGGCGTCACCGGCACAAAGCTGGTCTGGATCCCGCCTTGCCGGAAGAAGCTGGAGCGCGCCGAGGACTATGCCGCTTATCGAGAGGTGGCCGCATGATCACCTTCGAGCAAGCCTTCGCCACCTACGGCCCAGACGTTGAACGCATCGCCGCGGAGACCGGCATAGCCCCGCCTGAAGTCGATAGCCTCGTGAACGGTGTGATGACCGATAGGTACATCCAGCGCCGCAAAGACCGCATCAGCGAATATAAGCGCCAGGTCAGCGACTGCGAGCGCATGCGCCGCACCCGTGACCGCCTCCGCGAGATCAGGAGCGCTCACGTATGACCGAGACGCTCACCCGCCACCAGTACCGCGCTGAGATTGCCATGATTGAACATGGCAAGCGCCGCGAGAAGAAGACAAACAAGTTCGGCGCCAAGCGCACAGTCGTCGACGGCATCACCTTCGACAGCAAGCGCGAGAGCGAGGTGTACAGCGACCTCAAGACCCTTGAGCGTGCCGGCCGCATCTCCGGCCTCGTGCTCCAGCGCAAATTCGAACTGATCGTCAATGGGCAGATCATCGGCACCTACCGCGCCGACTTCTGCTTCATCGACCACGACCAGGACGGCAAATTTCGGACGATCGACGTCAAGGGCGTCGTCACCAAGGATTTTCGCCGCGTCCAGAAGATCATCAAGGCTGCCTACAACATTGAAGTCGAGGTGTGGAAATGAGTAACCGCAAGCCGATCGGCAAGCGCCTCCGCTTTGAAGTGTTCAAGCGGGATTCCTTTACCTGCCAGTACTGCGGTGCGGGAGCGCCTGATGTGCTGCTTGAGGTCGATCACCTGCGGCCAGTTTCCAAGGACGGGGACAATGACGTTCTGAACCTCATCACGAGCTGCCAGGATTGCAACCGCGGCAAAAGCAACATCGAAATCGATGATAGCTCTGCCGTCAAAAAGCAGAAGGCGCAGCTGGATGCGCTTCAAGCCCGCCGCGAGCAGCTCGATGCCATGCTCCAATGGCGTAAAGGACTCCTGAAGATCGGCGAGGCTGAAATCGATGCAGTGATAGAAGCGCTTGCCTTGCAGCCTGGCGACTATCGCCCCAATGAAAATGGCCGTCTGAATATCAAGAAATGGTGCAAGAAGTACGAGCTATCCGAGATTTTGGATGCGGTGATAACGTCGTTCGACCAGTACATCAGATACGTCGACGACGAGGTTGATGAGGATAGCTGGGAGAAATCTTTCTCCATGATCCCGCGCATCATCGACATGCGGCGCAGAGGCGGCAACAGCGAGCAAGAAGCCGAGATCCTCTACATCCGCGGCATACTCCGCAACCGCTTCACGATCGATCAGACTTATTGCCTAGAGAAGCTCAGGGAAGGGGCTTCGCTGAATGTATGTCTTGACCACGCGAAGAATGTCGCTCGGTCGTGCCAAAGCTACCGTGAGTTCATGCGAGGTCTGGAAGACTTCATTGCATATAAGAAGGCGAAAGGCGGCACGAAATGAGCCGCTGGGTTCGCGTTCAGACCTCGATCTTTGACCACGAATTGTTTGCCGCGGAGCCATTTAGCGAGCGCGAAGCTTGGCTCTGGATGATCACCAACGCTGCATGGAAGGATACAATCCATCGCATAGGCGCAGAGGTCGTGAAGGTTCCAACCGGAAGCTTTTTCGCCACGATCAGAGACATGCAAAAGCGCTGGGGTTGGAAGTCGACGACCCGTGTTTCTGCCTTCCTCAAGGTTCTTGAGGCCCAAGGCATGATCAAGCACACTGCGAAGACAGGAAAAACACACGTAAGCATCTGCAATTACTACAAATATCAGAATGTAGAAGACAGGCAGAAGACACCGAAAACACAGCCAGAAGACACCGGAAAGACACAAAAGACACCAGTAACACCAATCTCTACCTCACTACGTTCGGTAGACACGTGCGCGCAGCCATTTGAAAAGTTCTGGGAAGCCTATCCTAACAAGACGGGACGCCCATCGGCTGAGAAGGCTTTCTCACAAGCCATAAAGCGCGCCAGCCTCGACGAGATCATGGCGGGCGTCAGAACCTACGCCGCGAAGACTGACGATCGGCAGTGGTGCTCCCCGGTGCGATGGCTCTCCGACGACCGGTGGAAGGACCAGCCGGCTAAGCCTCCGGACAAGGCTCCTCCAAAGCCGAGCGGACTCGCTCACCTCCAGAAGTCACAGACCCGAGAAGAATACATCGCCCAGGAGTTGGCGAGATCACAACGGAGCTTCAGATGATAGTCACAGCCCGAGAGTTCACATCAGCCGCAGAGATGATGGCAGCCGCTGCAGCCGTCCACCGCCGCTGCTTTGATGCACCAAAGGTGAGGAGGCTAGCCGCACCACCGGCGCAGGTCATCCAGATCAGCCGGCGGCGACCAAGCCGGGTCTCCGATAAGCCGAGCTGGATGCTCGCGCCTACCATGTTCGAGGAGCACATGTTCGCGTTCAGGACAGCGATGCGAATCCGGGAGATGGTTGCGTCCGGAGAGATCGAGATGGTTGCGTTCGAGCGCCGTTCCATCTCGGAGATCGTGAACGAAGTCCTCAAGGAACATCCGAAGATCACCATCCCGATGCTCAAGGGCGTCGGCCGCCGTAAGGAACTCGTCATCGCCCGCCAGACGGCCATGTTCGAGATCCGCAAGCAGCGGCCCGACATGTCGTTCCCGATGATCGGGCGATGGTTTGGCGGGCGCGATCACACGACGGTGCTCCATGCAGTCACCAAAATCGCAGCGCTGAGAGGTGAGGCATGAGCGTCTATGCGCAACCTAAGCCCGCGTTCGGGCTGGTTTCTGCGATCATCACCCTCAACAGCCCAAGGCAGGCGATGCTCATGGAGAAAGTCATGGTCGATGCAATGAAGGCCTATGCCGGGAAGCCTGAGGAAACACTCCTGGCGAAATGGCACAAGGAAGCCGTCTACATGCGGACTAGGGCTGCCGCAAGTGGGTGGCGAGGCTGGGAAGACGCCTATCCAGTGGAGCCGGTTTTAGGAGGAAAGCCATGAACAAATACAGCGCCTATCCCCATCGCATCCCCGGCGGCTTCGGGTATTGGGCAATGCTTCGCCTATGCCGTGACGCTCACCCGGCTCCAATCATGGCCGAAGCCGACAGGCCGAAGGTGTTCGCCACCAAGGGCGAGGCTGCGGAAGAAGCATTGAAGCACTTGGTCGCGTTCATGAACGGCCGACCGATCCGCGGCGAGGTGTTCGATACGAAGCCGACCAGCTCGGCGCGCATGAAAGCAGAAATGCTGTTCCTCGGCGGGGGCAGAACTATCCAGGTCGAACGGGCTTAAGGCGAGGGAACGAAGATGGCGGTAAAGAAAACACGGAAGCAGTCGGTCCGGTCCTTCAAGGGGCTCGAGATTGCGAACACAGACTTCGAGTTCATTGGCCTGGGCAACCAGCATTCAGAGATGAAAATCATTGAGATCGACAACCCGCATTACAGCAAGAGGCATGCGGGGGCCTCGGGCAATCCGAAGTTGGTAAGCGCTGCGCTGAACCTGCGAGAAAGCCCAATCGCTATGATGGCAGCAAAGGGGCATCTCGAAACCCATCAGGTCGAAGCAGCGATCAAGTTTCGCCGCCTATGGGAGTCGCTTGGTGGTTCAGGTGCAGGGTCTTTCGACTACACCCGTGAACCGGTCGATGGAGGCGGACCACAGGAACCCATAACCGAAAGGCAGATTGATGCGGGCTTCAAGCTCGAGGAAGCCCGCAAGCATATCGGCACGCGCTGCTTTGGAATTGTCGAGAAAGTTGCGGGCGAGGGGGTGCCGATCGCCAAGCTGGGCAACAGTCACCGCGAGAAAACAACGCTTGCCGACTATCTCCGCAATGCACTCGACGACCTTTCAGACCTGTGGGGAATGAAGACGAAAACGCGTAAGCCGCTTGCCAACCTATAACCTGTTGGCTATGTATTGATTATGGTGGTGATTTGCGCGATGCGCTCACCATCCACTTCCAAAACCCATACCCAGGGGAAGCCGCTGAGCCCCGCCTTTAGATCTCGGTCGTCATGACGATCGCCAGCAGCCAAGCCGGGAGGGTAGCCCGGCATCATTTACGTGGGGTGGAGCAGCTCGGTAGCTCGTCAGGCTCATAACCTGAAGGCCGCAGGTTCAAATCCTGCCCCCGCAACCAAATCGATCGGCCGCGACCATGCACTGGAAGCGTCGTCCGAGATGAGAAGCCCGCTGACAACGAGCCAGCGGGCGTTTTGTCTTAATGGCAGTCCGCGACGATAAGCTTGCACTCGGGGCAATCGGCGAGCGCTGCTTGCGTAGCAGCCTTCTCGGTCTTACCGATCCCGGTGCCATAGCTTGCCTTGTTGCCAACGTAAGCGCCGCACTGTTCGAAGGTCAGCACGACCTCGCACAATTCATTGCCTGCGGATTTACATTCGCTGACAGCTGACGAAGAAGCTTCTTTCTTTGTCGAGCCGTAACCGACGGCGTATCCTGCTTCTTCTGCTGCAGTACCGGTCGAATCATTTACTGCAATCGCGCCTGTTGCAAACGCAGACGTCGTCAGTGCGAAAGAAAATACTGCGCCCGTAAGCACGGCGCGGATAACGGAAGTCATTTAATCATCCCCTGGACCACATTATTGTGGCACGCGAGTAGTACCCGACCTGCGTATCTCCGCAAGTCGCATTGAGCATTAGTGTTAATCTCAGGGACTGACCGATTGTTGGTTCTGCTAAGAAAACTATGCGGTGGCATCACTCGTCATAGGAGAGAATTTCTCTCACCATCCGCGCAGTCCAATCCACATCATCACAATACCTACAACGACGAAGAAGCCGACGATCGCCAGCGCGTATGAATAATCCAATGCACGACCTTTGGTTAGGTCGGACGATAGATGCAACATATAATTGTTTCGTAACTCGCCCTTTTATCGTGCGGGGCGCAGGCTGACTTCATAGAGGAGACGCCGCCGACAACGGGGCGTCTCCATTCTGGTGCCTCAATCTGTACCCTGATAGGGCAGAGATTGCTGTATCACAGTTTTGCTTCGATTGCGTCGACGATCTGTATCAGCATGACGACGATAGTCAGCAGCGTAAGAGCTTGGTCTATCTAGCACCTCCTTTCTCCTGATATGAAGGGTAAGGCCGACTGGTTGTCGTGATCTCATCCCGCAAAGCTCGTCGTGCTCGGAAGTCGGTTCGTCAAGTTGAGATTGTCGCGTTAGCGCGCAATCGCGTTCTAGGGTATTCGCCTAACATCGCCCAGCCGGAGCCAGATCATGAGCGTCTCTCGGACACATTTTCAGGCTTCAGGACGCGGTCTCTTAGTTCTTTCTCAAGTCCTCGGACGAGAGGATAACTGACGCTAAGGGCGGTCTGCGCATTATTATCGATCCGACCATTGAGTTCCATGATCAGTGGGATCAAATGGCCGCCGAACGAGAGAGACTTGAAGTTGCTGTCTTTACTCTCGATCAATTCCACACCGGCCGTCACCGCATTGTACTCGTGTTCGAACAACCCGATGTAGAAGGCGATGACCTCGTAAAGTGCCTGTGGCGGCAGCAAGTGTAGTTTTGAGACATTCGCTGAGTAGATAATGCTCAAGCTCAGTGGGTTGATGATTGAAGCGCACGCCACAGCAGGATCCGCCTCTTTCAACATCACGTTCTGATGACGCACAAGCATAGAGATTCTTGCAATCTCAATCGTGATGGATCTGAGTAGGTTCAGTTGCTCCGCCCGGTGCAGCACCCTGTCTCTCCGCCGGTTCAATGCGGCATTAAGCAAAGCGCCAAGAGTGATAGCGAGCAGCCCAAGTCCAGACCCTAAAGCAGTCCCAAATACTGTCGCCTGTGCTGGCTTAAGCTCGGCCACCCATTCCCAAATCGACACCTTTTATACTCCCAAGGTTACCCCATGCCGGTCCTCAAGAACGCACGGCATGAGACGTTCGCCCAAGAGCAAAGAGAAGGCAAGCAGATGGTATCGCTGGCGCGCCCCTATCCACCAGCAGCCATGCTGGAAGTCGGCGGCAAGCCATTCGAGCCCGCCCCTGAAGTCGCATCATGGGTAGAGGCCACATTCTTTGATGAGGCTTCCCCTGTCGCCAACCCGGATCATGCCCACCTCGCCAACGCTCGCATAGGCTTCCTCTGGACAGCCATCGAGAACAACAGCAAGGGCCGGCGCGTGATCGGCCAGTGCGAGACAGGATCACCGCAAGGCGCGATGGGAAAGTGGCCCCGCGCCCGTGCAGTCATGCAGGTAGAAGAGTGGTTCGGCTCTATACCGGACTTCATCATCACGCTCGATGCTGCATACTGCGCACAGTGTGGAGACGCGGAGTTCATGGCACTCGTCGAGCACGAGCTTTACCACGCTGCCCAGGATGTCGATGCATTCGGCCAGCCCAAGTTCAGCAAGAGCACTGGAGAGCCAGTGTTCACTATCCGCGGGCATGACGTTGAGCAGTTCGTCGGTGTCGTCCGTCGTTATGGTGCAGATGCATCAGGCGTGAGGGACATGGTCGATGCAGCCAACCGCCCACCCGAGATTGCTCGCGCTCGTATCGAACATGCATGTGGAACGTGCAATCTTCGCGTCGCTTAGTTCAATCCGCGCGAGGAGCCTGTTCAAAGATAAACAATGGTTCGCGTGATGGGTGGTCTCGATCAGCCTCAGTCGCCCATATCCGCCATGACAAGTGTGGCGTACCAGTGTCTGTGTCGCCTGTGAGTTCATTCGTTGAAAGGTTGAACGAGTATCCGCCTCCGAAAGATCGCTCAGCCAGATCCTTGAAGAAGATCCTTGCGCCGTCAGCGTCTAAGTAGATCGATCCCGAGGTGTTCCAATCGCTTCGTCTACCCGGGATGCTGCCAGCGCTAGGCGCAAGGTCCATGACCCAGTCTGCGCCGTACGACAGGCATTCAGCGCGGCCGGCGGATCGCCGCTCGATATGAATCGCAAACGGCGGCAGGGGATCAACCAGCTCTTCCTCGGTTTTCAGTAGGCCAATAAGCACTCGGCCGTCATCTCTTGACAGAGCAAGGCCGAGAGCTCGGTGAGATCTGAATGCGAAGGCAATCAGCTCTCCTGGCGATACATCGAATATGAGCTTCACTGTGACAGTTGGCAGCAGAATCATGGCGGGTCCTCAATGGATCCGCAGCGTCTCATAACCTCGCCTAAAGGCAAGCGCACTACCTGATGGCGTCTTGATAGAAACATGGCCAAAGCAAAGCTAGATCGGGAACAGCAAACCTTTGCCGTGCAGGCTCTAGCTTGCTTCGACAGCCCGGCGGTCGTGGTGGCTTCCCTCAAGAGGGAATTTGCCGTCGTCATCAGCCCGCAGGCGGTGGAGTGTTACGACCCTACCAAGAAAGCAGGGCGCAACTTGTCGCATCGCTGGAAAGCCTTGTTCGAAGAGACCCGTAAGACGTTTCTCGAAGATACCGCCTCCGTAGCGATCAGCCACCGGGCTGTTCGCCTACGCGCTTTGCAGCGCATGGCAGACAAGGCCGAAACGAGCGGCAACATGGTTCTGGCGTCCTCGCTCCTCAAGCAGGCTGCCGAGGAAGTCGGCGGAAGCTACACCAATCGGCGCGAGCTGACAGGGAAGGATGGTAAGGACTTGCCAGTGCCAGTGTCACCGGTGACGATCTTCCAGTTGCCCGACAATGGCAGGAGCTGAAGCGCCGGCAGCACCGCAGAAGATCATTCGGCCGCAACCTGGTCCTCAGATGGCCTTTCTCGGTTCGCCGGCGGACATTGCGATCTACGGCGGGTCGGCGGGAGGCGGTAAGACATGGGCGCTGCTCATGGAGCCTCTTCGCCATGTATCGAACCCGCAGTTTGGCGCGGTATTCTTTCGTCGCTCCACGGTGCAGGTGCGCAACGAAGGCGGCCTGTGGGACGAGAGCGAAAAGCTGTATCCAGCGATTGGAGCCGCGCCCAAAGAGCATGTGCTGCAGTGGAGCTTTCCCTCCGGGGCGTCTGTCTCCTTCGCGCATCTCGAACATGACAAGACGGTTCTGAATTGGCAGGGCTCGCAGATCCCGCTGATCTGCTTTGATGAGCTCACGCATTTCAGCGCCAAGCAGTTCTGGTACATGGTCTCGCGTAACCGCTCGATGAGCGGCGTTCGGCCATATATCCGAGCAACCTGCAATCCGGATGCTGATAGCTGGGTGGCGGACTTCATTGACTGGTGGATCAATCAGGAGACCGGTCTTCCCATACAAGAGAGGGCCGGTGTTCTTCGCTGGTTCGTTCGCATTGGTGATGCGCTGATTTGGGGCAATAGCCCGCAGGATCTCGCGCACTATACCGCGCCGAATGAGGACGGGGCAGACGCACCGATCCCGCCAAAGTCCGTGACGTTCATCCCGGCCAAGCTCAGCGACAACAGGGCGCTCATGGCGGCCGATCCGAGCTATCTCGCCAGCCTCATGGCATTGCCGACGGTGGAGCGGGAACGCCTTCTTGGCGGTAACTGGAAGATCAGGCCCGCAGCCGGGCTCTACTTCCAACGCGCTTGGTGCCAGGTCGTCGACGCTGCGCCGCACGATGTTCGATGGATGCGCGGCTGGGACTTGGCCGGGACGCCGAAAACCGAGAGCAACGACCCCGACTGGACTGCTGGCACGCTGATAGGCAAGACGCCGGACGGTCGTTACTTCATCGGCGATCATAGACGAGATCGCTTATCACCGGCTGGTGTCGAGCGGATGATCAAGAACACGGCCGATGGGGATGGAAAAGCAGTCGCCATTTCGTTGCCGCAGGATCCGGGGCAAGCGGGTAAAAGCCAAGTAGCGACGTTGACGAAGATGCTTGTCGGTTTTGCCGTCCGGTCATCACCGGAGAGCGGCGACAAGATCACGCGCTTCAGCGGATTTTCAGCTCAGGCTGAGGCCGGCAATGTCTTCGTGATCCGTGGACGATGGAATGAGGACTGGTTCACCGCACTGGAGAGCTTTCCGGAAGCCGCGCACGACGACGATGCGGACAGCACGAGCCGAGCCTTCAATGCGCTCATAGCCTCACCGCCAGTGACCACCACAACGACGGTGCAAGGACTCTATTGATGACAAACGCCGTCGACACAAAGCACCCTTCCTACATCCAGCGAGTCGACGAATGGTCGCTCATGCGGGATACGGCTGGCGGCGAGAAGGAAGTCAAAGGCGCCGGCCCGACCTATCTGCCCCAACCTTCGGGCTTCTCTGCCCAGTCGGACGGAGGCCGCGCACTCTACGCGGCATACCAGACACGGGCGCAATTCCCGGAGATCGTCTTGCCGACAATTCACGGGATGGTCGGCGTGATCCATCGCACCGAAGCCCAGATCGAACTGCCGGACGCAATGCAGCCCCTTTGGGAGAAGGCGACAAAAGATGGTCTTCCACTTGAAGCGCTGCACCGCCGGGTCACCTCGGAGCTACTGACCACCGGTCGGTATGCTCTTCTCGCCGATGCCTCGCCGGAAGGCTCGGACCTGCCCTGGTTGGCCGGCTATTCCGCCGAAGCGCTCATCAACTGGGCCGACGATCGCTCGATGTTCGTCCTCGACGAGAGCGGGCTAATACGGGAAGGCTTTCGCTGGGAGCCAGAACAACGCTTCCGCGTGCTGGAGATGAAGGAAGGAACCTACACAGTCCAGACCTACACCGGCACGCAACGCACGCAAGGGGATGAAGTGACGCCCTCGGGCAGGGGCAATGCCAAGCTCAACGAGATCCCGTTTGTAGTCATTGGCGCTCGTGATCTTTCACTGGCGCCAGAGCTTCCGCCACTCCTCGGCGTGTCGCGCTCGGCGATCGCGCTTTACCAGCTCTCAGCAGATTACCGCTGGCAGCTCTTCATGACCGGGCAGGAAACGCTCGTCGTCATCAACGGTGACCCGCCGTCGGCCGTTGGCGCTGGTGCGGTTATCGCAATCAAGCAAGGCGACAACGCCGGCACTCCTGATGTCAAATACGTCGGGCCAGCTGGTACCGGCATCGCTGCTCACCGCACAGCTATTCTAGACGAACGGCAGAACGCCGCTCAGTCCGGCGCGAGGTTGTTCAACAGCAGCGAAAGCAAGAGCGTCGAGAGCGGAGACGCGTTGCGCATCCGGTTTGCAGCCGAGACCGCTACGCTAACGTCAATCGCGTTATCGAGCGCTCAGGGTCTTGAAAAAGCGCTCCGGCAGATAGCCATCATGATCGGGCAAAAGCCTGAAGCGGTGACAGTGAAGCCGAACCTCTCGTTCGTCGACGCAACGCTCACGCCGGAGCAGGCGTCCTCGCTGGTCTCGCTATGGCAGAACGGCGCGATCGCTTACGAGACGCTCTACGAGAACCTTCAGCGCGGCGAGATCGCCAGCGCCGAACGGGACCACGAAGCTGAAATGAAGCTTATCGACGAAGAACGCTTCGGCTCCCCGGAGGAACAGGAAGCCGCCCTCGTATAATCCAGCCTGCAGCCAGCGGGCGCATCATGTCCGGCAGTGGCCGGGCGCACCAAGGAGTAAGCCAGTGGCTTTGAAAGCAATCATCGACAACCTCGACAGTGTCGAGGAGCAGTTCCGCTCGCTCTACGAAGAGAGGGACGGCAAGTTCATCCTCGCGGTAGACGGGATCGAGTCTCACCCCGCAGCCGCAGCGCTCAAATCAGCGCTCGATCGCGTGCGCGGTGAGAAGCGCACCATCAGCGACAAGCTGACCGCAGCAGAGAGCCGCCTCGAAGGCCTGCCGGACGATTTCGACAATGAGGCCTACGAAACCCTTCGGCAGCAAGCCGATGGCAAGGAGCCTCCGAAGATCGAAGAGCGCCTTGCGGCTCAGAAGACGCAGCTCGAGGCGAAGTTCGCCAAAGACCGTGAGAAGCTTGAAGCCCGTGCCAACAAGCTCGACGGCACCCTCCGTCGTGTAATGGTCGACGATGGTCTAACCAAGGCCCTGCTCGAAGCCGGTATCGACAAGACATACCTCCCTGCCGCCAAAGCGCTGCTTAAGGAGAAGGGGCAGATCAAACTCGTCGAGGACGACGATGCGATCCAGGTCTTCGCTGACGACGGCGTGAACGACCGGACACCTCTCACTGATTACGTTCGTTCTTGGGCGAGCCTGGATGAAGGAAAGCCCTTCGTTGCCAAGGCAACCGGCGGCGATGCCAAGGGCGGCGAAGGTCGGCAGTTCGGCGACAACCCATGGGACAGCAGCAACGGCAAGAAGCCGAACCTGACCAAGCAGCAGCAGCTCATTCAGGAGAACGCAGCCAAGGCTCGCCAGATGGCCCAGGCCGCAGGCGTCACTCCTACCTGGTAACCGGGCGCCAGTGGCGCCAGCGAAAGAAGTGGTCATGCCCAGTGGGGTGACCGGACCCAATCCACCCCACATCCTCCAAACGACAGGAGCCTTGCAATGGCAACCACCCGTCTGAGCGACGTCATCTATGGCCCGCTCTTCCTCCCGACTACGATCCAACGCATTGCGCAGTTGTCTCGCATCCGCAACTCGCCGATCGTCTCCACCGACGGCGAGCTTCAGCGCTTTGCCAATGGTCCCGGCGACCTCGTTCAGATGCCGTTCTGGAATGACCTGACCGGCAACTCCAACGTCTCGACAGACGACCCGGCTCAGAGCGCTACGCCGAACAAAATGACCCAGGGCCAGGATATGGCCCGGAAGATCCGCCGCAACAACGGTTGGCAGTCTGCCAACCTGGTTGCATCGATGCTCGCAGAAGACCCGCTCGACGCTGTCGCTCAGCTGATTGGCGAATACTGGGTGCGCGAAGAGCAGCGCATTCTCGGCCAGCAGATGAAGGGCGTCTTCGCTGCCGCCTCGATGGCTGGCAACGTCCTGAACGTCGCCTCGGAAGCAGGCGCCACGACCCCGGTCAATCTTGATGCCGAGATCGCGGCCAACGCTTACGCGTTGCTTGGCGAGTACGGCCAGACGCTCTCGGCCGTGCTCATGCACTCGCGGGTGTTCTACAACCTGCGTGCAGCACGAGCGATCGAGAAGTTCAAGGACCCGGCTACCGGCCTCGACTTCGACATGTGGGACGACAAGGTCGTATATGTTTCCGACCAGTGCCCTCGCGAAGCCGGCACGACGTCCGGCTTCAAATACACCTCCTACCTCTTCGGCAATGGGGCCATTGGCTACGCCGAGGCGACCGGAGAGGGCGGGCCCAAGAAGCCAGTCGAGGTCGATAGCGTTGCTGCAGCCGGCAACGGTGAAGGCGTCGAGACTGTCTGGTACCGCAGGCATTGGGTCATGCATCCACGCGGCGTTTCGTTCAGTGGCATACCGGCTTCGGCGGCAGGTGTGACCGACGGCGAACTCGCTACGGGCGGGAACTGGACTCGGGTCTACGATCCGAAACTCATCCGCATGGTCGCCGTCGTCACGAACGGCTGAGTGCAGGGGCCTCGGCCCCTCACCACTTCCCCCAATCTGGAGAAACATCATGACCGATCATGAAAACGATCCGCTTCTGGCGGAGGCGATCGCTCGCCGTGACGAAAGCCGTGCACAGATCCTTCGTTCGCGGGCCAACCGCAGCGGAGGAGACGCTACAGAGCGTCTTGCGAATGCCTTCGAGAAGATGGCGGAGCAGGCGGAGAAAGCGTCTCGCCAGTCATCGCGCGCGCTGTCCAGCATCGAGCCCATCCGGCCTGATCCGGAGGGCACTGCTCGGCTTCTGGCTGACAGCGAGGGCAACTTCGCCGCCAATGCCGAGGTGTCTGCTGTCGGCGGGATTGGTATCAAGGCCAGCAATACGGACGTGTCCACCGGTAACCCCGCTCAGACGATCGAGAGGGCCGGCGAGGCGGTATTCCCCGGTGCTCAGAAGATCATCGGCGATCAGCCGGCCGGCGGCCTCGCGACCAACCAGGTCAACCAGGGTAGCGAGCTGGAGATTCCGGCAAACTGGCGCGACCTCACTTGGCAAGAGCGCCGCTCGCTGGCGTCCAAGGTGAGCAGCGATCCGATCAGCAACGGTGAAGAAGCCAATGCTGCAATCGAAGCCGAGCTGAAGCGCCGCGGTTGAAGAAGAACCGTGTGATATGGATCGATCGCGGCTGGCAACCGGTCGCGATCGGCTTTGTCCCATCCGAGAAGGCGTGGGACCAAGAAATGAAGACAATGGGCTTAAGCGACCCTTGGCCCTCTAAGCCCCAATCAGCGGGCCATACTCAGTGGATCGAAGACCGCAAAACAGGCGTAGGCCGTATTTATGTGGTGATCAGTGACGGTGGGGAGCGAGACGCCTTCGAGGTCATCTCCACCATCGTGCATGAGGCCGTCCACGTATGGCAGTTCCTGTGCCGGCACATCGGTGAGGCTGATCCTGGCACTGAGATGGAAGCCTACGGCATCCAGTACATCACCGAGAAGTTGATCGACGCCTACACGTCTTCGCAGGGGAAGGGCAGAAAATGGCTTTGACCTACGGCACCCTGAGCGGGGCTTTGGCCTACCACAGCTCGAATGGCAATCCGCAGTGGTCTGCGGTGGACGTAACAGATTCTCAGCGAGAGGCGGCACTTCTCCGTGCCTCGCGTTGGGTTGATTTCACATACCGAGCGCGGTTCTCCGGCCGGAAGGCAACGGGTAGAACGCAAGAACGCGAATGGCCGCGCATCGGGGCGACAGATGCCTCCGCCGAAGCGATCGACGAAGGCGATGTTCCTGAAGAGGTCGTTTCTGCAGCCTATGAATCCGCTCTCCGCGAACTTATCAAGCCCGGCAGCCTCTCCCCCGACTCCGACGGTTCACCCGGCATTAAGTCGGAGAGAAAGAAGGTAGGCCAGCTTGAGAAAGAGATCGAATATCAGGATGCGGCATCCGCTTCTTTAAAGCCTGCGTTCGCATTGATCGATGGCATTCTCTCCGGTCTATTGATCCCCATTCGGGGGAACACGTCCATCACAATGCTGGATCGGTTCTGATGGAGACCTTCGACTATGCAGAGATGCAGGCGGTTGCCGATGGGCTTATTACCGAGTTCGGCCAGCAGAGCACCGTGACGCGCATGGAGACCCCTGATGACGTTCTCGGTGGGGACCCAGTCGAGGTCAGATATCCGGCCACGCTCGTGCCGATGACGTACGATCAGCGCTACATCAACGGCACAACGATTACGACCGCGGACCGGGAGATCTATATCAGCAGCGCGGGGCTGGCGATCGAGCCCAGTGTCGGCGACATCGTCACTACCGGTGGCAAGACCTATCATGTGATCGCCAGTGATCCGAACAACTACGACGGCCTGACGAACGTCGTCTTCATCGTGCAGGGTCGCATGCAATGACGATCGACGAGCTTCTCTCACAGTACCCTCCCAGGATCGCCGCGGCCTTTCGCGATGCCGTCGAAGCGATCAAGTCGGCGGTCGTGATCAAAACGATCGTGGAACGGTTGGAGCGCGGCGATATTGCCGGCGCCGTAGCCGCGGTACAGTTCGACCCTGATGCGTTCGCAGCCTTGGAGATGTCTCTGCGTGAGGCGTTCAACGCCGGCGGGCTTGGCATGGTGCAGAGCCTACCCTCGCTGATCGCACCGGATGGGACGCGCGTCCTATTCCAGTTCGGCGTGCGCAACATGGAAGCCGAAAGGCTGATCAGAGAGCAGTCGTCGACCTTGGTCACGAACATCACGGAAGACCAGAGGCTCGCACTGCGCACTGCCTTCGAGACAGGGCTGGCCGCAGGTAGGAACCCAACAGCAACGGCTCTCGAAGTCGTTGGGCGCATGAGCAGGATCACCGGCCGGCGCGAGGGAGGAACGATCGGTCTTACCTCGCGGCAGGTAGAGTTTATCTACGGAGAGAATGGAGCCCGCGCCAAGCTGCTTTCCGGCGATCCGGCATTGATGAGGCAATACCTTGAACTCACTACGCGGGACAGGCGCTTTGACCGATCGGTTCTGAAAGCCGTCCGCGAGGGCAGGGCAGTGGATGCCGAGATGGTCGGCAAGATCATCCGCCGCCTGGCTGACAAGAACCTTCTGCTCCGCGGCGAGACGATCGGGCTGGAAGAAACAAGGACGGCGCTGTTCTCGGTTCGCGACAATGTGATCCGCCAGCAAATTGAGTCCGGCAAGATCGCGGTCAATGAGGTCACCAAGATTTGGAAGCATTCCGGGTCGGAGAAGCCTCGGCTGCAGCATATCCAGCTTGCCTCTCAGTCGAAGAAGGAAGGCATCCCGATCGACCAGCCATTCGTGGCAGCCGATGGCACGATGCTGATGTACCCGCATGACCCGCGGGCGCCGGCCCGCCACCGCATCGGCTGCAAATGCCGCATGGAATACGAGATCGACTATATCGCAGCCGGATTGCGCCGCTATCGAGCACGGGCTGCCTGATGGCTGCGCTATCGTTCGCCGCCCAGGTCGCGAACTGGGCAAAGGATATTCCGGAAGGCGTCGAGGCTGTTCGTAACCAGAGCGCAGCCGATGTCGTGAAGGACATGCAGACGCTCGACACAGAAGGCGGAAGGATGCCGTTCGATACCGGTTTCCTACAGGAATCGTTGCTCGCCTCTACGGCTGCCATGCCAAGGATCAACGGGGCGTCGAACCCGGTCGACGGCAAGACCTACAGCTTCGACTTCAGCACGATCGAGGCGGTGATTGCTGGTGCTTCGCTCGAGGACGATCTGTATTTCGGCTATACCGCAGCGTACGCAGGCCACCAGGAGTATGGAGCTAATGGCCGGGCGCCGGCGGGCTTTGTTCGCTCTGCGGTTCAGAACTGGGATGTCCATGTGAACCGGAATGCAGAGAAGGTGAAGAAGGCATTTGGTCTGTGAGGCCTTCTGACTTCATCATCATCGCCATCATGAACGAGAACAGCGACAGCCTTGCAGCTTTCAACGTGTTGTTGCCGAACTCTGTCGAGCCTTCCTCGCGAGCAAGCGCCATCCATGCGTTGTGCAGCGCTTCATGAACCTCGCTGTCCGATAGGGGCGGCTTTCCTGGCATAGGCAATCGGTACATGGCCACTGGCACTGACGCAATGATCTTTGCTGCGCTGCTGCAGCATCTGAAGGGGATGACAAGCGTTCTGCCGATCGCAACACCAGGCATCACGTTCCCGCCGGCCGGCCAGACAAAGCCGTCGAAGTTCCTGAAATACGACTTCATGCCGAATAGGACGCGGCAGATCTCCCTCGGTGACGACCCACAGCAGAAGATCGGCATGGCCCAGGTGAGCGTCATGTGGCCGATTGGCTCGGCGATCATCGATGCCATGGAAGTGTGCGACAAGATCATCAGCCACTTCAAGGCTCAAACCATATTCGCTGAAGGCGTGAAGATCACGATCAACAGCGAGCCGTGGGCATCCCGCCCCATCAAAGACGATGACCGGATGAACATCCCGGTCACAATCCCCTACATCGCCTTCGAACCGGAGACCTAAAACCCATGGCGAACAAATCAACGAAATTCGGCAGCAAAGTCTTCGTCTGTGCGACGGCTCAGGAAACCGACCTGACGTCCTCTACATTCGCGGCCCTGACTTGGGTCCAGGTGGGGAAAGTCGGCAACATCGGTGACTTTGGCGCCACGTCGACAATGAACAGCTACAACACCCTCGACGAGCCCGTCAGCCAGCAGCAGAAGGGCACAGCGTCCGCCGGCAGCCCACAAATTGAGGTCGCATCGGTTGCTGCCGACGCCGGCCAGGTCATCCTGCGCACGTTCGGCGACCCTCTCAATCAGGCCAACATGGCGATCAAGATCGAGCGCAACGACAAGATCACGCCAAGCACCGGCACCAACACGATCTTCTACAGCCGCGGCGTCGTATCCGGCCCGCTTTACCCGGGCGGCGGTTCCGACGACTTCGACCTCGAGCGCTATACGATCGGGCTCAACCAGCTCCCAATCCGCGTCAACGCTACGTAAAAGGCCCAGCACATGGACATCTCACAGCTCGTAAACTCCGAAGACCTCTTCGAACTGAAGCTCACGGCGCCAGATACCGACGAGTTGATCGGAATCCGCTTCATGATCCGGTCAGCGGAAAGTGACGCGGTCAAGCGGATCTCCCGTCAGCACAGCGACAAGCTGCTCGCCAGCCGCAAGAAGAAGCTCACGTCTTCCAAGGTCGAGGACGAACTGCTCGACAAGGCTGCCGCCGCCATCGCCTCGTGGGACTGGGGCGACCACGACTGGAAGGGCGTAAAGCCTGAACATTCGATGGAGATGGCCCGCGAAGTCGTCGAGGAAGCGGGCTGGATCTATGACCAGGTGTCCGCAGCCTCGGAGGAGCGGGCAAATTTTACCAAGAGCTTGGCGAAGCCCTCTGCCAAGCCGTCGAAATAACGGCTCGCTACGACAGCGTCCGCGATAAGGACGGGTTGACGCGGCGGGAACGCAATGAAGCGTTCGAAATCGATAGTCCTGAACTCAAGTTCCCCGATGAGGGGAGCGTACTCTGGGAATGGTTCTGGGACATTCGCTCGTCCCAGAACTCAGGCTTCAACGGAGTGATGCGGGTTTCGAACATCGAGGTCGCATACTGGCTTCAGATCACTGGCAATATCGTGCGCCGTGAGGAGGCCGCCATCCTCAGAACGATGGATGTTCGGTACTGCTCTGAGATCGATCGAGAGGCCGAGGCGATCCGAGAGCGCGAAGCCTCATAGGCGTGCTTCTTGGCCCGTTTTATTTGTTGCAAGTGTATTCTTTTGAGATGCAAGCATTGCCGCAGGGCTTCCCCTTCTTGCATTGCTTCTGACAGCCGGACACGGCCACTACTGCGAGAACGGTCACGAATATTATTCTGAGCATGACGCCCTCCAACCTATGAGGGCATCATGACATGGCTGACGTCAGAGTCGAGTGGGTAGTTTAGGTTGCTATTCTTTAAACAGACCGGCGTCGACGAGGTCTCGCCTCTCCACATACCCCAAGCGGTCTAGTTGGAAGCACGTACGAAGGTCGGCCATGCGTTCGGGCGTCCTGAACTGTTCGCCAGTCACTTTCGACAACGCGCTGGTTGCTAAAATTGAGCAGGCGTCTTTGGACAAGCTTGTCTTCCGCGCCTGCTCCTGCGCTGCTGTTGAGACCGCCGAGTTTCTTGCAGTGGTCACCTGCCTGGTCCGGTACTCGCTCCAAGCGAAATAGCCACCCCCTGCGATTACCACGATACAGGCCGCTGCGATCAGCGCCTTCAATGTCTTGTCCATGCGGTCTCCTCCGGTTCCGCTAACAATATCTTACGCACGCATAAGAGGTAAAGCCTATGGACGTTGCTCAGCTCGGCATCCAGGTCGTGTCAACCGGCGTTCCGGAGGCGACGAAAAGCCTCGAGAACCTATCCGGTGCGGCTGCACGAGCTGAGCAGTCCACCACCGAACTTTCGAAAGCCTCGGGGGGCTCGACGGGAACTACAGCCGCGGCGGCTCGAGCCTATGCGAACCAGGGCTCGGCCGCGGCATCATCGTCTCGGCAAATCGAATTGATGACGCGGGCTGCCAATCAAAACAGCTCAGCGGTGTCATCCGGAACCTCGCAGTTGCGCCTTATGTCCATGCAGTTGAGCCAAGTCGCCCAGCAGACGCAGGTGACCGGTAATTTTCTTCAGTCTCTGGCAATTCAGCTTCCCGATCTTGCACTAGGGTTTGGAACTTTCGGTATTGTAGCCGGAATCGCCGCCGGCGCTGCGCTAACCTTTTTCTCAAGTTGGCTCGCCAAGTCGGAAGAGGCCAGTCTTTCAATCAAGCAGCAGCAGGATCTCATCCGAGGCTTGGCTGAAGCTTGGGGGACAGGCATCCCGGCGATCGACGCCTACATCGCGAAGATCGATGAAGCGAAAACGCTGACCGACGCGCTGGCTGCGGCGAAGATCATCAATGAAGATGTCATCAACCCGACTATTGCGGCCGTCGAGAACCTCAATATTGAGTTTGTCGACTTCCAGAGCAAGCTTCAGCAGTCCGGGCAGGATGAGAACATCATCAATAAGCTCAACGACGCTTTCCAGACGCTGCGAGACAAGGTCGCCGAAGGAAAGTCGACGCAGGAAGATTTCAACGCTGTTCTAAACGCTGCAGAAACGGCGGGAGCGAATGGTGTATCAGGGCTCGATACATTCAAATCTGGGCTCAGCAGCTTGATGGAGATCGCGCTCGCCGCAACCGGGCAAGTCAACGCGTTGAACAACGCCATGAGCGCAGCGTCCAACACGGCCCTCAACGACCCAAGGACGTGGCGGGGTGCGGGCTTGGGACCAAGCAACATCCAGGAAACCCGTGGCGACGGCTTTCAAGCTCTCCCTTGGGACGGCCCCACGCCCGGTCGTCGCCCGTTGGTTGAACTCGAAGGTCTCCCGGGCTCGCGGAGAGGCGGCGGTGCAAAGGCGTCCACGGTGAAGTCTGATACCTATCAGTCGTCGATCAAGTCGATGGAGGAGCGGACCCGGGCGATGCAGGCAGAGACCGCAGCCCAGGCGAGCCTTAACCCGCTCGTCAACGACTATGGCTTTACTCTCGCAAAGGCGAAAGCTTCGGCAGACCTTCTGGCCGCAGCCGAACGCGCGAAGAAAGAAATGACACCGGAGCTGAACGCGCAGATCGAGAGGACCGCCACTGCTCTTGCTGAAGCCACCGAGCAGCAGAACAGGCAGGCTGAGGCTATCCAGAAGGCAAAAGAGCAGATGGAGTTTGTTAAAAGCACAGCTGCTGGCTTCATCAACGACCTGCGCGATGGGTTGAAGAACGGCGAGGGCTTTTGGAAGAGCTTCGGCAACGCCGCGATGGGCGTTCTTGATCGAATCACGGACAAGCTCCTTAGCGACGTTCTCGATGCCGTTTTCAAGGTGTCTGACGCAGGGAGTGGCGCCGGCGGCGGTGGTATCTTTGGCTTCCTCGGCTCTTTGTTCACCGGTGGTGGCTCAGGAAGCGGTGCTTCGGCCCCTTCATGGCTCAACAGCGGCTTTGATACGGGCATCTCGAAGTATGCGAACGGGACCATGTCGGCTCGATCGGGCGTTGCCTTGGTCGGCGAGAAGGGACCGGAGCTTGTGCGCTTCCGCGGTGGTGAGCAGGTGGTGCCGAGCCAACAGACCATGTCGGCGGCTAACCAGAACGCTGGTCTCCAGGCGCACGCGACTGTTGCGAATGGCGACACACGGGAAGGCAAGACCGTGGTCGAGGTAAGGATGTCGCCAGATGTCGAAGCTCGGATCGTGCAGAACACGTCTGAGCATACGGTTCGCGTCGTTCGGCAGAACAACAGCGAGCAGAGGGAACTTTATCAGAACGGACAGGCTGCCTGATGGCTGACCCTATTGCACTCCCGAGTTTTGGCGGCGGTCGGCGTGACTGGGTCGAATGCAAGTTCGATCCGGTCCGCCCACGCGATACCAACCAGATGGAAGGGCGCCGTACTGAAGCGCAAACGTTCGGCACCCCTTACTGGACAGCCCGATATGTCCCCAAGCCTCTCATGAGGCCGGAATACGGCGTCATGGACGCTTTTATGATGCAGGCGGGAGACGACGGCGAGACTTTCCTTGCTCATGACGCATTCCGACCGCGTCCGATCGCTCACGACACCGGCGTTCCGCTTTCCGGTACCAAGGCGGGGGGCGGGGCCTTTGTCGGGACTGGCGTTCTCCAGTCTATCACCAACAGCAGAACTATCGTCGTTTCTGGTCTCCCTGCCTCATTCAAGCTTGCCGCAGGGGATTATGTCGAGATCCGGAAAACACCCCTCGTTCGGTCGCTGCATCGCATAATGGCCGCAGCGACAGCGAGTACCGGCGGCGTTGTCACCCTCTCGATCAAATACGGGCTCGACACTGGGGTGTTCGCCGCCACCAACGTCGTGAACTTCGAGAAGGCGTCTTGCACGATGCAGATCGATCCGGGCAGCTACGACGGCACCAAGTCGTGGAGCAGCCGGTCGCCATCCTTCTCAGCTACCGAGGTGTTCTTCTCATGAGCGCGCTTGCAACAGACGTAGAAGCGCTGGTTATGGCCGGCCGGATCGCGAGGCTGGATCTCATCCGCTTCGATCTTCCGGGCAAGTCTGTCGGCTACCACCGCGGCGGTCGCCCCTACACGTACAATGGGCTGGTCTACCTCCCGAACCGTTTCCTTCAGATGGGCAGTATGACAAGCGCCCTCGGAACTGCAGTCACGACGCGGACAATCGTCTTTTCTAACATCCCGGTTTCGAATTCCGACGACGCTGTCGCCCGGATCGAGGAGTTCAACTATCAGAATGCGCCGGTGATGGTTGCCCACCTCGCCGGGAACCCCGACACCGATCAGGTGGTCGGGATCCTCGCGTCCTCCATCTACGAGATTGATCAGGTCCGGTTCAATGAGGGCGCGTTGTCGGGATCCGAGCGAAGCCTCACCCTTTCCATCGACCTGCAGCCTCCCGGCCGATCGGCGCGGGGTTCAACCGGCGTGAAGCGGTCAATGGCCGAGCAGAAGTTCGACAATCTCTCGACCGATACCGGTCTCGAATACGTTGCCACCAACGCATCCATTCCTGAGGAATGGGGCCAGAGGACAGCTCAGTAATCATGAATCGATTTCGTATCGTACAGGCCGCGCTCGCGCGTGAGCTTGCGAAGCCGTATGCCTATGGCGACCCCGAACGCTCCGACTGCTTCATGATGGGCTGCGCACTCGTGGATGAGCTTGAGGGGCATTCCTTGGTCAGGACCTATGCCGGCGCCTACAAGACGCTGGCTGGCGCTCAGAGGGCGCTTCGCAAGCGTGGCTTCTCGAGCCTTACCGACTTCTGGACTGCAGAACTTGGTCGCCCAGCGGTGGCGCCGGCAGAAGCGCAGTTCGGCGATCTCGCGATCCTCAAGCTTTCGGACGGCGCCGAGCACGTGGCCGTCTGCCTTGGAACCCGTTTCAGAACGAAGACACCGAATGGCGCAACTGATCACGCGCTCGCTGACGTCACCGCAGCTTTTCACATCGGATAAACCTGAATGGCAATTTTCACTGCGATCGGCACGGCGATAGCTGGTGCGCTCTTTGCTGGGTCCGCGCTTGCTGCGACGGTAATCAGCACGGGGCTGGCCTTTGCTGCCCGGATCGGGATGCAATACCTGAACCGACAAAAGGCCCGGAAATACTCCGCTGTCCAGGGTGAGACCCAATACGGCGGCGATATCTCCGCCCAGACGCTCTATGGCACCGGCAAGACCAAGGGCCAGCGCGTCTTTTACGCTAAGTGGGACAAGGGCAACCGCCTGAACGCGGACGTCTTCCTGCTGGCAAACGGATGGTGCGATGGGCTCGAGCCTTACATCTATGTTTTCGGCGAGAAGAAGGCGCTCATCTCGCAGCCTACTGTCGGAGGTGAAACCGCCCGGTACTTCGTTAAAGACTTCATGGACGGCCCGAACGGCATGCTTGTCCTTAGGTTCTACGACGGGCGCCCAGGGCAGCCAGTCGATCAGCGACTGGTCGACGTGTCTTCGGACCTTGGCCAGAAGTGGAGGACGACCAGCGTCAATGCCGGTATCTGCTATGTCATCGTAGAGCGCCGCTGGTCGGAAGAGTTTTTCGGCGCCAAGGGCAAGCCGGAGATCGAGTTCGTCCTGCGCGGCCTTCGCGAATACGATCCTCGCAAGGACTCCACTGTTGCCGGCGGATCCGGAACGCAGCGGCTGGCGAACCCTTCGACGTGGCGCCACACGAACAACCCGGCCGTCCATCGCCTGAACTATCAGCTTGGTCTCAGGGCTCTTGTCTCGGGCCGTACGCTGATCGGTGAGGGGAAGTCGCTCGGTCAGCTCGACCTCGGGACGTACTTCCTGTCGATGAACGTCTGTGATGCGCTGCGCACCGATGGCAAGAAGCGCTACCAGTGCTCGCTCTTCGTGACCGGTGACGATGATCACACGGAAGTCCTTCGCGAGTTCGAGGACGCGATGGCGGGCTATGGTCTTAATCGTCGTGGCCTCTCAGGCGTTATTCCCGGCGCACCGCAGATCCCCGTCCTTGAGATCACGGCCAACGATATTCCCGTCGATCGCGCCAAAGACATCCAGTTCCGCAAGTCCGCGTTCGACAGGTTCAATCATCTCGCGGGTCAGTTCACCTCGATTGAATCGATGTGGAACCCGGAAAGCCTGAAGCCGGTCTATGTCAACGCTGATATCGCTGAGGATAGCCGCAACCGCCAGACATCGAATGACTTCCTGCAGGTCAGCGACCCGGATCTTGCGCAGTACCTGCTCAACATCCGCTATCGCCAGAATCGCAAGGGCGCGACTGCCACGCTGCCTGTCAGCCGTGCTGTCGGCTTCCGTGTTCAGGAAGGCGAATGGGTCGAATGGCGTGGCCGGGAGTGGATGATCTCGGAGTGGAACCTCGACGAAGAATTCCGTGTCACGTTGAAGCTCGTTGAGACGGGCGCAGACATCTACGACGACGACGACATCGAAGCGGGGCCGGTTGTCATCCCGCCGACGCCGTCGGTAAATCCGTCAATGCTTTCGACGGTCCAGAATTTCAACGTTGAAGCCGGCGTAATCACTGGTGCCTCTGGCTTCGACGTGCCCGCGCTTAAGTTCACGTGGGATCCTCCCGATGACCCGACGATTACGGCTGTTCGCTTCTTCTATAGGCCTAATGACGACGGTCAGGAGCTATTCGAGGATCAGTCAAACGATCCAGAGGCCGGAACTTACACGACTACCAAGAACGTGGTGTCGGATGAGATTTACGTTGCGCGTGCAACGATTACTACGGTTCCAGATCGCCTAAAGAACTACACGGGATGGAAGGAAACGGTTCAAGCAACAGGTACTCTTATCTCCCAAGCCGACGTTCTTGATAATTCGATTACGGCTCAGAAGATCGCCGACGCTGCGGTAACCGCTTCTAAGATCATGAACGACGCGGTAACCAGCCTCAAGCTCGCCGACCAAGCCGTGTCGACGTCTAAAATATCCATCGCTGCCGTGACGGCAGATCTAATTGCCAACCAGGCCATCATCTCCACCAAACTCGCGGATGCCGCGGTTACAGCGCAGAAACTTGCGCAAGGTGCTGTTGATGCGACCAAGTTTGCATCTGGAATTCAGCCTGTCACCATCATTGCCGCTGGCCAGCCGAAGCCGACGGTCAAGTCGACGGAAACCATCTTCTACAACGGCAAGCTACTGCAGTGGGATGGAGACTCTTATGAACTGCTTATTGCGGACGTAGGCGACGGTTCCATCACTTCGGCCAAGCTCGCTGATGCTGCCGTTACTGCGGCCAAGATGGCAGATGCCGCTATCACAGCCACCAAGTTCGCGTCGTCGATCAAGCCAGTCGAGGTGGTATCTTCGTTGCCGGCCGCGCCGCATGTCGAGGGGCGTATTGTCTTCCTCACCACCGACGACAAAATGTACCGCAACACGGGATCGGGGTGGGTATCTACGGTCGCTGCGGTGGACGTTTCCGGGCAGTTGATCAGTTCGCAGATTTCTGACGCAGCAATCACGGCGGCGAAGATGGCTGATGCCGCGATCACCGCCACAAAGTTCGCAGCGTCTGTAAAGCCCGTCGAGGTCGTTTCGGTATTGCCTGGAACGCCACACGTCGAGGGCCGGACTGTCTTCCTCACCACCGATGATAAGATGTACCGAAACACTGGCTCAGGCTGGATTTCGACGGTCGCGGCTGTGGATCTTACCGGACAGCTTCTTTCGACGCAGATCTCTGACGCTGCGATTACCGCCGAAAAGATGGCTGATGCCGCGATCACTGCCACTAAATTTGCGGCTTCAATCAAGCCTGTAGAAGTGGTTTCGGTGCTTCCCGGTGCTCCCCATATCGAAGGGCGCACCGTATTCCTCACAACCGATGATAAGCAGTACCGAAACACGGGATCGGGCTGGATTTCATCGGTTGCGGCTGTTGATGTGTCTGGTCAGCTGGTCGCCACGCAAATTGCGGACCTGGCTATCACAAACGCCAAACTTGCAGCCCTCGCGGTCGACTCCGCAAAGATCGCGACGAACGCGATCACGAACACAAAGATTGCTGACGATGCGATCTCGACGCCGCAGCTTCAGGCGAACGCAGTTGTCGCCGATAAGATCGCCGCTCAGGCTATCGTCGCGCGACATCTTGTGCTCACCGACATGCAGAACATCGTTCCAAACGGCGATTTTTCTGACAACTCGAACGTCGCTGCATATTGGGGGCGGGGCGGCGGATTGTCCGTAAGCTTCGTAGAAGATCCTGCAAACGCGCGTTCTGGCTCTCGTTACCTTCGCCTTGATAAGACGGGCGCACTGACCACCAGTATGAATGTTCGTGGGCAGCAGTACATTCCTGTCGTACCCGGTGAAGTCCTCTATTGGGAAATTGCATATAAGGGAGATGCTGCGGCCGGCGCCGGCGCCGGCGCCTATTACCGCATCCTTTGGTATGATGGGAGCAAAGCCGCCACCGTCACACCGAACCTCAATGACCTGGTGGGCAACCAGCCTATAGCAACTTCCTGGACGTTCAAAAGCGGCAAAGTGAATGTTCCGGCGGGTGCCGACTTCGCCATCGTTCAGCTCTATAACCATAGCACGAATACGACAACCGCGCTCGTCGACTTCGACTGCGTGGTACTACGCCGTGCTAACGCCGCGCAGCTGATTGTTGATGGCTCGATCGCCGCCAACATGATTGCGGCAGAAGCTGTCACCGCAGGTAAGATTGCGGCTAATGCTGTCACTGCCGACACTATCGCAGCGAACGCTATCACCGCGGGCAAAATTGCCGCAGCGGCCGTAAGCGCCGACCAGATCGCAGCGAATGCGATTACCGCAGTCAAGCTGGCAGCGGAATCCGTCACGACTGCGAAGATTGCGGCGCTAAACGTCACGGCGACTGAAATTGCAGCTGGTGCGATCATTGCGGAAAAGATCGCGGCCAATGCTGTTACTGCGGGCAAGATCAACGCAGGATCGGTCACTGCTGGCACGCTTGCCGCGAACGCTGTCACAGCCGGTACGATCGCTGCTGCGGCCGTAAGCGCCGACCAGATCGCAACCAATGCTATCACAACAGTGAAGCTTGCGTCCGACTCTGTCACGACTGCGAAAATTGCAGCCTTGAACGTCACCGCGGCCGAAATCGCAGCCAATGCGATCATCGCTGAGAAGATCGCTGCGAACGCGGTCACTGCTGGGAAGATTAATGCCGGTGCTGTCACTGCCGGCACACTTGCAGCCAATGCTGTCACAGCCGGAACGATTGCGGCCGGCGCCGTAAGTGCCGATCAGATCGCAGCGAATGCTGTTATCGCTGCGAAGATCGCAGCGGGTGCGATCTCTGCTGATAAGCTCGCCGTTGGTGTAGCCAGCAACTGGTTCAACAACCCTGATTTTAGCGCAGGTATCACGGGGTGGCAGCTGGAAGGCAGCACGTCACTCGGAACACTTGTGGCAGACAATAGCGGGAGCTGGACTCCGTATCAGGGTCATACCGCCATCGTTGGCCAGCCTAACAATAATACGGGCGCCTTCCTCAATCTCGTCCCGTCGGGCGGTAGCCGTATCCGGCCGGTCGAAGGCAGTCAGCGTTACGAGGTTTCTGGTTATCTCGGTTGCCATCGCTGCACCGGATTTCCAATGATTGCGTTCCTCAACTCGGCAGGCAATGTCGTGGCGGAACTCGTAGGCTCAACGAACGCGAGCGAGAAGGCGGGCGGAAAGTCTCTGAACGATTTCAAGCGCTGTTTCTGGATTGGAAATGCTCCGGCTGATGCCGTCGCTGCGATTGCTTACTTCAGGAAGCAGGCGACGAATGCAGGTAGTGACAGCTACATGTTCGTCACCAACGTGTTTTTCGGAAAAGCGAAGGCTAATCAGACTGAGCCCAGCGACTGGTCGAGCTCCGGCATCACGCTTATCGAGAACGGCAATATTGTCACCAATGCGATCACTGCCGACAAGATCCAGGCCAATGCGATCACTGCCGTCAAAATCGAAGCCGGTGCGATCAAGTCAGACAAGATCGAGGCAAACGCTGTTACCGTCGGTAAGATTGCGGCCGGCGCTGTCCGCGCCCAGGAAATCGCGGCCGATGCTATTACGTCACCGAAAATTCTGGCCGGCGCCATTTCCGCTGACAAGCTGGCTGTCGGCACAGGTCTCAATCAGATCCCGAATGCGGACTTCTCCGCTGGTTTAACAGGGTGGTCGGTCTATTACTCCGGCGGCACCTGGAGTAATGTGCAGATCAGGAGCGACACGTATGGTATCCCGACTGGTTCGCTTCAGGTTTTGCAAAGCGGTGCAAGGGTAAACGGTCAGTTTGCAGACGTTTCCCCTATCAATGTAGCCACGGGCGCCGCTATGCGCTTCGCAACTACACCAAGCAAGCGCTATGAAGTCTCCGTCTACGCATACGGACATCGAAGCGATTACGTGCGGGCTCACATCGAATGGCGGAATGCCGCGGATGGAGTCATAGATTATTCGTTTGCGGATCAACCTACGCATCAAAACGGCAACCCGGGTGAGAGCCTTGGCAATTATGGTCGTGGCGCAGGCCTCGTCGCGACCGCTCCCGCAGGCGCAGTCTATGCTCAAGTATTTTTCCGGTGCTGGGGTCACACCGATGCCTACGGTATAGACAGCTATACCTGGCTGGCCCACCCGTACTTCGGTGAAGCGACCAACTACCAGACCGAGCTATCCAACTGGAGCAGCGGTGCAGTTACCCTGATCGCCGACGGCCATATTACCACCGGCGCAATCACCGCCGACAAGATCCGGGCTAAAGCGATCGTTGCAGGAAAGCTTGACACCGGAGCAGTCAGGGCCATCGAAATCGAGGCCAACGCCGTAACCGCTGACAAAATCTACGCAGGCTCCGTCACCTCGGACAAGATCGCGGCTAACTCAATCGGATCTGATAAGATTGCCGCAAACCAGATCACGGCAAGGCATCTTGTTCTCACAGCGTTTGATAATCTTGTTCCCGACAACCAGATGCTCGATGCCGCTTCTTGGGCCAACATGGGTAGCGCTTGGGGACTGTGGGGAGATCACAATCTCGCGGGCATGCCTTCGTATAACTCCGTCCGCTATGCGGGTGGAAACTATGGGTCGCAGAGTTACGCCGGACCGGTTCAAGGGTTGCCTTTCCCTGTGCAGGGGGGGAAGCAATACCGCTTTGAGGCGTGGTCATATGCGAACGACAATCAGCATCCTCACGTCCGCTTCCTTATCCTGAACGGGAGTGGCGGCGTTATCGCTTACTACGATCTCGAGGAGGCTCGGGCATCGGGTGTGTGGAATAAAAGCATGACTGTCACGCTGCCCGCAGGCGCGGCCACGGCTTTGATCGAAGTGCGCGTATGGCTCGGCGCCACAAGCGGTCCAGTCTATATCGGCGGTATCTCTGTCCGTCAGAAAAACGCCGCCGAGCTCATCGTCGACGGTAGCATCACGGCCAGCCAGCTGAACGTAAACCGCCTTGATGCAATCTCTGCAACTCTCGGCAACGTCAACATTTCCAACGCGATCATCGGAACCCTGATGGTCGACAAGAGCAACATCAACAATGGGGCCGTCACACAGGTCGATACGTTTGACTCGAGTGCAACGCTCAATCTGACGACAGCCGCCAGCGTTCAGGTTGCCGACGTGACTGTAACCGTTGCAGCGGGCGAGAACGTCACAGTCTGGGGTTGCGTCAGCGTTGTCCTGGACTCCAACGCGCAAACCACCGACGTCTTCGCCCGCATATATCGAGGCAGTACCGCGATCGGCATGGAGCAGCGTCAGCGGGGGCCGAAGTACCGAGAGTCGACGACGGGAGGCAGCATTGTCCCTTATTTCGGATGGTCTGCTGAATCTCCGTGGCAGTTCGTGGTCATGTTGAAAGACACCCCCGGTACCGGCACCTTCAACTACCGACTGCTCGTCCGTCGTGACACCGTCGGCGCGCAGACGGCGACAACCAGCCTCAGGTTCCTAACCGCGATCGTAACCAAGAGGTAAGCACCATGGCCAACTACGTATGCTACAGCTTGGATAACGGCGCGATCGAGCACACAAGGCAAACCACGCCGGAGCTGATCGTCAACGCGAGCAAGCCCGACGATCACGTGTATCTGCAAATCAGCGATGAGCAGATGGCTGAAGTCTCGAACATGAACGACTGGTACGTGGATCTCACGACTATCACCTTCACGCCGCGGCCGGTCTTCGACATTCCGGAACAGCTCAATATGTCTCCGGGAGAGGAGCGGACCTACACAGTTCCGAACGGGACTGAGGTTGATATCAGTGGTGATGTTTCGACAGTCGAAGACGAGACATTGGAGATCGTAGCCTACGTAGCGGGCAACTACGAAATCGCTCTGTCGCTCGGTAGCCATAAGCCTTTGACAGTTGAGGTGATCGTCAATGAAACTTCGACTTGAAGGCAACGCGGCGACGACAGACGTCGTCGACAAGGAACTGATCCGGCGTCAAGGTGCCGGATTTTTCATACTAGAGGGACGGATCCAGGTTCGAGATAAAGACCGGTCGTTCATCGGCATGGCTATCAGCGCCGCTCGACTGGCTATCGACAAAGGCGCGAAACCCGGGGATTTCGGGTGGAACGGTCCGCCGCGGGAATTCGCGTGGATCCTGGCTGACAACACAGTCGTACCTATGGATGCACAGAGGGTCGTTGAGGCTGGTTCCCATGCGCTCTCGTATATCAGCGCGCTTGCGCTAAGCGCGTCCGATCTCAAAGCCCGAATACGTTCGGGTGAGAAAATCGTCAACATCGAACGAGATGAACTTTGGCCTGATAGCGGCCCGTTCGAAAACAAAACCGGAGAAGAAGATGTATCGGATTGACAGCATGTACGAGGCGATGGCTGACGCGGCCATCAAAGCCTGCCAGGCCAATATCGTCGACCGCTGGGTTGCGTCGGCCGCCTTCTGGCTTGCTCGCCAGCAGATCTACAACGAAACCGAGTTCTGGCTTGCTCTTGGCGCCAAGGTTTTCAGTGAGCTTGAGAAGCCTGAGCAGGATGCGCTGGCCGAACAGTTCAGCAAGGCCGAAGATGCGGCGGTGGCCAACGTCGGAGACTGGCCGGAGATCACGCAGAACATTCAGACGATCGTCGATCGCTGGGCGCCTGTTGCTGCCGAAGAAGATCTCGACGCGCTGCGCGCCGCTGCCGTCGTTAAGGTCGATCGTTCCGCCGAGGCTTTCCGTCTCCAGTTCATTACGGCAGGTGTCGGCCAGTCCATGGCTTACCAGCAGAAGCTGGAGGAAGCCCGCGCCAAGGTAGCGAACGGCTCGATTGCCGACTCCGAAATCCCGCACATCGTGGTCGAGGCGCAGGCGACGGGCATGTCGAAGGGCGACAAGGCGGTGGAGATCATCGAGACCTTCCGCGGTTGGCAGCAGGTATCGGCTGGCATAGAAGGCAAGCGCATGGCGGCCAAGATGGCGATCGCCGGCGCTGAGACTGCCGAGGCAATCAATACCGCGACCGATGTTAACTGGGCAGCGTGACGGGTCGAAGACCTGTGCGCCCTACCAAAGACAACCTCACAAGGAAACTCAGCATGTCCATGATTATCAGCTCCCTGAAGCGCCGCAACGAAGGCCTGCAGAACGAATGCGACAGCCTCGCCCAGGGTATTGACCACCTGTCTGCGCAGCTCACTGAAGCCTACGACGCGCTCAAGAAACATGAGCCGGATTACGTCGACGCGAAGCCCAACCCGAACCGGGCACCAGCGCTGGCGCCAGTAGAAGCATCTGCTGGCGAAGCGATCGAGGCGGCGAAGACCATCAATTGAGAGGTCGAAGTCGTGGAAATTGCTGTTAATGGATCCTCGCCTGAATAAACCGCTGCGTTAACGGCAGGTGTATGCGGGTTATCGATGATAACTGAGGATTGACGGTAGATAGCTACGCGAGAATATGGCCTATTAACTGGTGAGGGTGGAATGGCTACATATTTCGGGACCGCTGGCGCAGAAACATTTTACGGGACTTCAGAGTCCGACGCAATCTTCGCGGAAGGAGGCGATGATGTCATTTTCGCTTCGTCGGGCGCCGACAAAATCGATGGCTCATTCGGCCGCGACACTCTCGTGTTCAGCGGTCTTGCTGCAGATTATACGATCGTAACATCCTACGACAGTTATATAGGGTCTGGCGCCGTGGTCCGCGATCTGCGCCCAGGGATGCCGGATGGCATTCAGATCAGCGGAGACGTTGAGATCCTCAGGTTTCTAGATCGAACGATTGAGATCGACAGGCCGGTAGTTTCTGAACCTTGGGTCCCACCCGTTATTGACCCGTGGACGCCTCCGTCATTCGATTTCGAGCCATCCTTTCCGCAGCTTTCCAGATCCTCAGTCAACGAAAACACTGCTATTGGAACTGTCGTCGGAACCCTCTCTGCGACCGACCCTGAAGGCATGCCAGTCAGTTTCCATCTGGCAGACAATACTGGCTACTTTGCTGTGGATGGCGACAAACTGGTGGTCGCCAAGCCTCTGGATTACGAGACGCTCGGACCAGCGAAGGCCATCTCGATCAACATCGAAGCTCGGGACCCCGCCGGGAACTCGACCTCATGGGCTTTCCTTATCGACGTAAACAACGTCGTCGATAAAATCGTCGGCACGAAGGCCTCCCAGACACTGAAAGGCGCTGGTGGTGCCGACGAGATTGACGGCGGCGCAGGGAACGATAAGCTTTACGGGTATGCCGGCAAAGACAAGCTGATCGGCGGCGCGGGGAAGGACACCCTCACGGGCGGGACCGACGCTGATCTGTTCGTGTTCAAGAACGTGTCGGAGTCGAAGGGTGCGAACGTCGACACCATTCTCGATTTCAGCAGAGCGCAGAGAGATAAAATCGATCTGTCGCAGATCGATGCCAACTCCAAGCTGGCCGGCAGCCAGGACTTCAACTTCATCGGCTCGAAGAACTTCACCGGGAAAGCCGGCGAGCTTCGCTACGAGAAACACGCGTCGGACAGCTACGTGTATGGCGATCTCAACGGTGACAAGAAGATCGATTTCGCGATCCACTTTGACGATCCGCTAGCGTTTAGCAAAGGCGACTTCCTCTTCTAGCAACGTACCTTCGGCGCACAGCTCCTCACACACATGCAGAGGCCTCTTTTACGGGGGCCTTTTCTCTTCGTGCCCGTCGTCTCGACCTGATCGAAATTCCCCTAAACATCGGAGACCACAATGACCACCGTTCGCACGCACTGCAGTGGAGTGTGAGGCTCGGCGGCAATTGTAGGGGAGCTAGAACCGAACGCCGAGCCTCTGCCGCTGTAGTGACAAGGCACCACCTCGACGCATCAGAAAAAATCCCGGGCGGAAGTGATTCGCCAGCGGGTATCGCCGCGGCCTCAATCTAGGCTGATAAAGATCAGGCCTAGAGGGATCGCGGCCATGATCAACGCTGCCAGACAGGCTACGGCCATCTTTATTCTGTAGGCTTTGCGGACCTTTGCACTATCCCATTCATATGCCATCGGTCAGCCTTTCGCATCTTTGCCGTGTTTGAACAGCTGCGAGTAGGCAAGTCGATAGGTAGGGCGGCAATAGTTCGAGATTGATGGGTATCAGTACGGTGCCGGACCATTGCTGGCACTTGGCCGATCGACGGCAACAGGTGGAGCCAAGTTTTGATGGAGAGCCGACCTTCGCGGCGGCTCAGTCGGCTCTCCGAAACTACCCCGTCCCGCGAAGTAGTTAATCGTTCTTTAAATGTTCTTGGAATGTCGCCACAACTACGTATCTTTACTGATGACAAGTGAGGCTCGGCGCAACTGTAGGGAATTGGAGACCCAACGCCGAGCCTCTGCCGCAGCAACTGTCGAACTTGCCGCGACGCAGAAAACGTAGCGAGCGCGAGACTGATTCGCTAGTTGTGATGATTTGAAGGAGAGCCGACGTTGCGGCGGCGCAGTCGGCTCTCCAGAACTACCCCCGTCCCTCGGAAGTAGTTGCGGCCTAGTAAGCAGCCGAGTGGTGTTATGGCAACTGTTGAAGTTTACTGACAAAAAGTGAGGCCCAGCGCTAGTCGAAGGGAAGGACCACCCAAACGCCGAGCCTCTACCGTGGCAAGCAAACTTGGGGGAACACCACGGCACCCTGAGGGTAACGGTCGGTCGCTTGATTTGCCATATGCCAGATCTAGCCTGGCACAGAAGTCTAGCGCGCACTTGAAGGTGCGGTCCGCTACGCTAGACCTCTGGCCGCCAGCCCGAATGAAATCCGATGGCGAGCGTAGATAGACTGAAGCTCTATCAAAGCCAACTGGCGTTTTTGTCTCACCAGTAACTCATGAAAACTGCAGCGACATAGAGCACTGCAGCAACGGCCGCGACGATCGCGAACAGTGTGGACAGGTTCCGCATCTGATCCTCCTATCCGTCGATCAAAGCACTGCATGGCGCCGCCTTCCAAGAATGAGCGTCCCCAGCCTCAACGCTTCGTAAACATCCACAGCCCCTGTTCTGAAACGGGGCATTTCAAGGAAATCGATATGAACTCGTCTCTGCAGAAAACGCAGAAGCGCTTGCTCATGCTTGGCTTCTCGCTACCGAAGTACGGCGCCGACGGCGATTACGGCAAAGAGGCTGACGACGCCTTAAATTCGGCGCTCGATGAGCTGGAGAAGCTGCGCAGTCTTGCTGCCACGCCTCCAACCTCGCTGCCACCACCGGTCCCGACGACCTCGATCGACACGAGGGAGAACCTGGTCCCTTCCGCGTGGATGCCTGATGCCAAGATCATCGGCATCGTATTCCACTGGACTGCCGGACAGAACAAAGCCAGTGACCTCGATCGTTCTCACTACCACGTCCTGATCGAGAACGATGGCAAACACGTCCGCGGCGTTCCTTCGATCGACCTCAACAGCCTCCCGAAATCGAAGACTGGCTATGCGCAGCACACGCTGAACTGCAACACTGGTTTTATCGGCGTGTCGCTTTGCGGCATGGCCGACGCCGTTGAGATCCCATTCAGTGCCGGCAAGCAACCTATCACGCGCGTCCAATGGGATGAACTGGCAAACGTCTTGGCGCAGCTCTGCAAGCGCTACGGCATCCAGGTCAGCCGCAAGACAGTTCTCAGCCATGCCGAGGTGCAAACGAACCTCGGCATCAAGCAGAAAGGCAAATGGGACATCGCTCGACTGCCTTTCGACGCATCGATCCAGGGCGCGGCCGCGATCGGCGACCAGATGCGCGCCATGGTCCAATCCAAGCTCTGAAACCAACCACTCGAAACAAGGAACTTTCCTATGATCCGCATCGATATGATCGCGGCGCGTTTCTTTGCGCTGCTCGCTATTTTGTTCGTTCTCGCAATCACTCTGCAGCCGGCGCATGCGCAGGAGGCTGCGCCCGTCATCGCTCGGTCGTCCATCTGGTTCGACCTCTGGGCTATCGTTCAGCCGCTCGTCGTTCTGCTCGGGTCGATCGTGGGGCCCGTGCTGATCACGTGGATCTCGGCGCGTCTGATCTCGTTACTGAAGGTAGCTGACGAAAAGCAGCAGCTCGACATTCAAGCGAAACTTCGCCAAGCCCTTCACGACTCGGCCGCCAACGCTCTGAAGTTTGCACTTGCTCGATCCGGTATTGCTGGCGGGTCGATTGCCAGCGTTACTGCTTCGGCGATCACCAGCGCGATGCTGCGAGACGCGACAAAGTATGTCGAGGAAAAGAACCCGGAAGCGCTGCAGAAGCTCGGCGTCACGCCCAACGCCTTGCAAGACATTATCATGTCCAAGGTTCCGGATCTGCTGGTGCAGCCAGCGAGCCTTTGATCACTAGACGAGCTTGCTGCACTGCAATATAGATCTGTGAAAGTGCCTTTCAGAGGAAAATGCTATGTTCTTCAAGCGGTCTAAACGGGAAGCCTCTGCAGAAAGCCTGTATCGCTCTCTCAACCTTTACAACGAGAAGGACTATCTGAATTCTCATCCGGATGTCGCTGCGGCAGTTCGTCGTGGCGATTTCCAAAGTGGTTTCGATCACTTCCGTAAGAGTGGCCTCGCTGAAGGTAGGTTTCCCGGTTTTGATGGCTTCGATTCCAAAACATATCTGGAACGCAACGCGGACGTCGCTGATAGCTTGAAAAGTAGCAATGAAGATACGCTTACCGCAGTACGCGAGCATTTCAGACGGAGCGGATATTCTGAAGGCCGAAGCTGGAAGTAGTGACGCTGGTCAAAGTAGAAGGTTGCGGATCTCCAGCCCAAGCAGCCCCCTTGATGGGGGGCGGGCCTTTAAGCTGAGCCTGCCAGCTTAGTTAGGGGCCAACCGCTTGGCGGAGGTGTGGCCCCCAACTTCTCCGCCCGTTGGTCCAGCTTCTCAACAGCCTTCATGCGGGCATCTTCGACAGTGTCGGCGGTCACAGTGACGATCCAACGGCCGGCGCGAAAACGATAGGTGTTCTTTGGGGGATACATCCGGTGTCTGCTGCCTGCCACGAATGCCATCCACGCCACGCGGCGATCAATCCCCGCCTTTGTTTCGTCTGAGAGCAAGTCCCACCAAGCTTTGAAGCCCGCATTCGTGTCCGATTTCGTCATCGCAATCTCACGCTTTTACGCTGTTAGCTTCTGCCGAGACGCTCACCGTAGCATCTCGGCAATCTCGGCCGCTTCACTGCGCGCCTGGTTTGGTTTGTGGGGGTAGTGCTCCCAGCACCACCACTGCGGCTCACCGCGATTGCTCGAAAAGCCGAAGCCGCCCCACTGCTTGCATGACGGTATGCAGCACCAATGGACGAAGAGCGTTGTTGGTCCGCTTAGGGCTGTCCTGGTCTCGTCGCTCATCGGCGTGGCTCCCAGAGGATTTGCGCTTGCAGGAGGCAGGGAAATCTTGCCCGACATTTCTCGGTCCCGGCGTGCTCGCATCCCATTGCCAGTACGCGCCGGATCTGGACGAACTCCGCATCTGCTCCGAATTTCTTGACCAAGCTCTTGTGGCTGAAAACGCCTTGTCGGGCGCATGGGGTGCAGACCATCTCGACGGTCTCGGCGCGATAGTCTCGGAGCGTTGGAAGCGGCATAGCAGGTTTCGTCTGTCTTTCGGACACGGGTTCTCGCTCGCGCACGGGGCACGTGTTCGCCTTCGAATAGGATGTTGATTGCCGACCTCATGCGGCACTTCGTTCTTACTATGTTCTAATTCTTTGACATGAGTCAACACCTGCCGACTTCGCTATTTCTGCCATTCTCAGCTGTGGGGTTTCCGACGACATGACTAGCTCCGACAGCACCGAAATGCTGCGTAAGGATCACACGCAGCTTGCATCCAGCCTTACCGCCCTGACGAACGAAGTTGCTCTGCTGAAGACGCAGAGCGCTGTTCGCGATGAGCGCGACAAGCGTTTCGAGGAAAATCAGGACCGTATCGAAGAGTCTGTGAAAGGCCTTTGGAGCATCGGCAAATGGCTGCTGATCGCCTTCTTTGGTCCGCTCATCGCAACCATACTAACCTTCATCGTGAAAGGAGGGTTCAATGTCCCGCCATCTCCTTGATGCAAGTGTGCCGCTGCCAAGCGGCCTTGCCCTGATCAAAGCTTTCTGCGGCACGATCGGGATCATGTGCGCCATATACTGCTTCTTTGTCCTCGGGCCTGCGCTCGAGACGCGGTACCGGCCGGTGCTGAGCAAGCTGACGATCCTGAGCGTCGACGAGGTCACGTCAGAGACAAGCATGGTGCGCGCTGAGTTCACAAAGCTCCGAAACTGCGAGTACATGGGAATCGCCTGGTATCGCGGAAGCGAGGCGAACGACTTCGAGCGGATCTCAATGATACCGGTCAAGGATCCAGATGATACGTCGAGCCCAAACCGGGCAGTTGGGACGCAGCGCGTCGGACCCTGGCGGTTGACGATGCCGGCCGGCGAGGTGCGAGAGAACAGTTTTGTGCAGGTGTTCCATCGTTGCCACCCCCTTTGGACAACGATGACGAAATTCTATCCGTGAGCTGCAGTATCTAATGCTGCTTAGGCGTTGAAGGGTGGCTGGGAACGACTAGCACATTGCGTTGTTCAGGGTCGAAATGGAAAGGCACGAACGGCCTGCTTGGTTACGCAATTGAAATCTTAATTTGACAACATACGTAATGGTACCCTGCGACACACCTTGAATATGTCGCGTTATTGTTGCACTTGTCTCAGCAGGTCGCCTACAGAGAGTCTTTGAATGAGTAATTGGGATGCTATGTCGATCCAGCTTGTCTGGTTCACATCGGAAGCACGGCAGAAGGATGCTGCCAACCTATACGAATTCATGATGGGGCAGGAGCCCGATAGTGTTCAGACGTCAAAAGCACCAACCATTGGCAATCCATCGTTGGCTGTCGCAACGGGTCTGATTGGATCTCTTCAAGTACGCACTTCTGTTCAGTTCGGCCGCGTTGAGTTTAGCTTGAGCCCGTTCATTGATGAAAACGTGAGTATTCCTCCTTTGATCACGGATACGGACGATCAGCTGGTGCGCGTAATCGGGCGCGCGCGTAGCGCAGCACTGGTTTTACCAACTATCAATAGGCTCGCTATGGTTGTTCAGTTGGCTGAGCCGATGGAGACTTATGCGCAGGGCTTTTCTCTCGTTACTTCTCAGTCCGGCAACCCAATCTCCTTTGAGGATGGGTCAGACTTCACCTTTCAAGTGAACAGACGCAAGTCCTTTGATCAAGACGACTTCATACTTAATAGGCTAATGCGCTTTATGGTTGGAGCGTTTCAGATGGTTAGCGGCGACGGGACCTCCGAATCCGTTGTGGCCCACGATGTTTTTGCAGCTATAACACACGTAGACGTTAATTCTGTCCCAACGACATTGCCCATTGATCCCGCGAAGCAGGAGAGAATATGGGAAGCAATTGGTGAAGAGGTTTTGCGCATTAGGGAGATCGCAGGAGTGGAGGCTCTTTCGTGAAATCATACGTTCTACTGGACGGAACATCAGTCTCCACTGTAATCGACCGACCCCATCTGCTTTCAAGTTCAGGCGGCATCAGCACAGCGCCCCCGCCTAGATCAAGGTGGATCCATGAAACTGATGCCTCAGTTCGTGAGTCGGAAAGCGATGTTGTAGACACGCAGTATTACATACCTCTTAGATCACTATCGTCGTCACTCGGAACTGCTGCCTTGCATGCTGCTCAGTTCTTCAACGTTTATAGTGTAATCGCTCGAATGGCGTCCCTGCCGGATGGATCTGATCAAGCCATCGATTCTGAGACGAAAGAAGAGGCGGAGCAGATCCTCGGGTACCTCAATCTGTACGATATCCCACCTCCTCAAATTTTCTCGCACGGTGGAGATGCTGTCGTTTTTACTTGGGATACGAGTAAAGTAACACGTTATATGACTGTCAGTGGCGGTGAGATAGGTGTGCTAGACGTCCATTCCGCTAGCTTGGTGGAGTGCTCATATCCGCAGCTTCCAATTCAGGGAAAGGCGCTTGATGCATATCTCGCGAGGTTTCCGCAGCTGACCCGTGAGACGCATGCTGCAGGATGATGAGACGGTTACCAGAGCTGCTCTTCTCCCGAGAATGGTGATCTCGGGAGTTATCTCGCCTGCAAAGGCAGTTGCAGATCTTCGAGGCGAATACCGCTCCGACGGTAGCAAATACTACACGCTCTCATTAGGCAGCGGTAAAATGCTACCAACCCATGAATCTAGGCACGACTACGGATGTAGGGTTGCCGTCAGAACCAACGCTGCAAATCGTACAAAAGCAGATGAGACGGGCGCCAATTTTGAGCGGACCTTTTATCGCGGCTACTACCTAATGTCAGTAGGCGCGATACACTGCGCATCAACTGATATCTTCACACTTGAGGTCCATTTACACCCATTGCCTGGTTTGCCCGAGCATTGCGACATCGAAATGTCACGTACTCCGTTCGAGGCGACGAAGGGCAAAGTCAGTACGGAGCGAACTCTTATCATTGCGAGACTTCGATCGATGCTCCACGACCCGCAAGAGCATATCTGTGCAGACGATGCGGATCATTCCGAATTGGTTGGTTCGATACGGCTTGTTGCCAACGATGTAGGTCCGATCCTAGGCCGCTTAGCCTGATTAAACAATATCTTAATGTTCGCGCTACTGTTGGACGAAAGCCGCACGAAGGCGGCTAATTTTAGAAGTAGGAGAGAACCGTTTCGCGTAGATCTTCGGCGAAGGGATGCGTGACTTTCACGAGCAAATTTTTTGTACTCGTATTGGGGTTCTGGTAGATAACGCGTTCTTTAGCACCTTCGAAGGCCTTGACGCGGATCCAAGCAATATCATCTGAAGAATAGATCGCGACCACGGACTCAATCCTAACCGATCCGAGGTGTCTATTAGCGCGTTCGACCATCTCCTTAAGTGTATCGGAATTGGAGTGCTGGTAGAATGACGTCGTATAGGCTTCAGTCCGATCCATCCCGAGTGCAGGCGTCAGCTCTGACAAGGCCGCTACGCCGTTTTTGATCGTGTCAGCTACGACGACAAACGACTCGTTCGAGCATGGCGCGAAATCGCGAACACCATCGTTGATAGTCAGCCCGCTATTAACCTGAAGGTATCCAGCCTGCATTGTGTCTCTCCTACGTTAGAATTGGCTAATAAGCCCTTCGGCTATCGTCTCTGCGCGATTGCGATGGACTGCTGGCTCGATCTCGACGCCGGTAGCGACGCTATCGAAATATACGCGAACCCTGTCCTGCTCGCGGGCCGTGACTCGCAGCCATTTAAAACCGTTGACATCACGCGCTTCAATCGCGCCAAGTATCTCAATTGATCCCGTCAGCTTCTGAGCGGCCAGTATTTCAGTCCGAAACTCGTCCACGCCGGTGGCGTGGTTGTTTGGAACATCGCCGTTGTTAAATGGACCAAACCGAACTCCGACATACAAAGCTATCAGCCTGGCAACGTCCGTCGTTTCGCGTCCAGTTACGAGATATGTAATCTCACTGGTAGTATTGTAGCGACCTTCATCGGACGTGACCGACGTTCCGATTGGAACTGTGAAGCCTTTTGCTTCCATTCTGTGCCCCTCCCATTATTCTCCGCCTCGAATGCTGCAGACAGATAGGTGACAGGAAGACGGATTGCAAGAATGCGGCCTATCAATCTCACAATGTGAAATACCAGCATGAGTGCTGCAGCGGCCTTGGCAGTGTTTTCCCGGCAAGGGGTAGGCACTTATATGGTGGCGCCTTGATTGAGCGTGAACTCCGGCTGTCTTAAACTGCGAGGGCGTCGTTCAAAAGACTGCAACAAATTCAATGGGAGGGCAGAGGGGTAGTCGAGCGCAAACCTTATTGTTTTCGTTGCGTTAACTGACTTTCTCCCAAACTCAACTGTTTCCGTTGCTGGAGGACGAGCGCGCCCGCTCATGTTACGTGATCCGCGCAAGCCGAGCGGTATAAAACTAAATCCGAAAGTGGCTATCGGCTTGTACCCTGCCGGCCGTTGCACCACCTGTTGCCCTTGTTCGGCCACTGCTGGGCCAAGCCTTCCCTGACCAAGACCTTTCCCGCATCTCTTCCATCGGGAAGTATGACATGAACCAGATTGCGCTGATCCGAAGTCTGATCCTTCGTGCCGCTGTCTGCCAGTCGATATCCATTCGACATCAGCGCATGCAATCGCAGCTTCGCTTTCTCCCCCAAATGTTTCTCACGATCACACTGGGCTTCGAACGTCTCTGGCGTGTCGATCTCAAGCAGACGCATCTTCACGCCGTTCTGCCATATTGTGTCGCCGTCGACGACACAGGTCACTTTCCGCTCAGCACGGTTTTCTCCAGTGCAGATCTCGATGGCGGCAGCTGGTGTTGCGAGGGCGAGGATCGCGATTGCTGTTTTGATGTTCATTCTAGGTCCGGTATCTCGCCTCGCTGGTAGATGACCATAGGTGGCCCATACTCTCCGGCCGCAGCGTCGGCCTCCCGGCTCCAGGCCACGACGCCGGCGTAATGATCCCCAAGCAATAGGGCGTCCAGTCTGACTCGCGCTGCCGTCTCCACTTGGCGCGGGTCGAAGGCAGGCACAAGTTCCCCGTCTTCGTTCCTGACGAATGCCGCAAGCACAATGAGCTTTCCCTTGGTCGACATCCACCGTCTCCGTTCATTACGGATCGGAACGTACCTAGATCGGTGCTGGAATCAATGAACGGTACCAGACCAAGGGTTGTCGAGCGTACCGAGCCGGTTCAGCCCATGGAACGACTCCCCGATGGCTTTGTTCATGGTCCCCAAAGGGAGTACCACCGTGAACGTACCGTCGCCAGAGCACCCGAAGACCCATCCGGAATATGCTTCCAATTGCGAGGAAGCTCTCGACCTGCCGCTGAAGGATCTGATCGACCGCGCGGCTCAAGCTGGATGGAATACGCGAACCGTCATAGTTGCCTTGCAGAGCTTGGCATGGAACAGGGCGATCGCCTATGAGGAAGATCCGGATCCAGAAGATAAAAAATGCAAGATCACCGCAGATGCGGTTCTGTCGCATTTCGCTCTTTCATAGTGGCGTAGCAGTTTAGCAGTCTCCGACGCCTTGGCAGCATGTAAGTGCGCTTCCTTCGCGACTTATGATATGAGGCGTGGGTGCAAGGTTGACGAACTCATGCAAGCGCAGTCCCGCGTCTATGGCGCTCGTGATGTGATCATGGATCTGAGGCAGCGCCTCGATCGTGTAGAGCGCGAGCGAATCGG